AAACTCTCTATCTTTGCCTGCTGGAGCAGTTGTAACAATGGATGTTCCTGTTTTGAAATTTAAAACATTGCAAAAAAAGGTAAATGGGATAAATGATAGTCATTATATTTGGGTGCATGCACAAGCTGTAAATGATGATGGTGGAGAAGTTATTTTAATAGAGCATTAAAGGAGAAGAATTATGTTGAACAATGTTATAATGACAACATCAGGAGTTATGGGAGAACAAGTTGAAGAAGGTGAAGTTAATTACGAATCCTTGCATACAGCTGCTAATTTAGATGGAAATTTAGCTGCAGTTAAGGGAGCGAAGTCTAATTCTTCATCTGCCCTTAAGATTTCTACAGCTGGCGTAGAATCTACTGGCACATTGACTAAAGGGACTAATCAATTTTCAGTGACTACAACAGGTACTACTACAGTTCAAAACATGGCTGCATTAGCGGGTAATGTAAATACTACATCTACAATAACAAATATGGTAAGTGCTGTGGCTGCTAATATTACTCATGGGTTTGCTGATGGAGAAGAAGGTCAATTGAAATATTTAAGAATGACAACAGATAATGGTAATGATGTTATTGTCCAGCCAACTAATTTTTATGATGGAACTAGTTTAACATTTAATACTGCAGACCAAGAATGTTGGCTTATATTTGTAAATGGCGCTTGGATGGTAATTACTAAAAATAAAAATGTATCCATACAATCTTAAACTGATGGTAAAATCAAGCGATATAGGGACTCCTGTTAATGGTATTAAGCCTGATAATAGAAGAAAAGGTAAATAATGGGTCTTATCAAAGATAGAATTGAATCTCTTATAGGAGCTACTGGGCTTACTGGCGAAGATAATTTATATCAATCTGCTATTAATGAAGTTATGGATTTACTTCCAAATGATTTATTAATGAAATATGCTCCTGCTCCTATTGTTTTAAGTGACACTCAAGGTGTAACATGGAGTATGCCTGAAGGTTCCAAGATATTAGATGTTTCAAGAGAAGATGAAAATGTAGAAAGAAGAGCTACTCAGGTCACTTTGCTTGATTATTCGAGAGCAAATGATTCTAATAGTATTTATTATAGAACTGATTTCTCTCCAGTATATGCTTTAGATACTTCTGATGGAATTACTACTTTAAAAATGTCGCCTGCGCCTTCAAATTCTAATAATGGTCGTATATATTATATAAATTACTTAACAGAAGGCGAGCAAATACTTAGCAATACTGGTCGATATGATGGTGATTTTGAAGTTGATATATCTAGTAGTAATTGGCAAAATGCTCAAGCAGGTTGGACTTGGAGTTCAGAAAATAAGAATTTATCACATGCAACAGGTAATACTGCAGATATGACCTTTATTCATTCTGGCTATCCCAAAGCAATAGCAAATGGAGCTTCTTATATTGTAAGATGGACTTTAACCCACGATAGTGGAGGGGGAGTTTCATTTAAAGTTGGAAATGGGACAGCTAGTGCTATACAAAAAGCTTCTGGAGATACAACTTTAGTAGCAGGGAGTACTGTTAATAATGCAATTACTATAATACCTGAAAGTGATTTTGTGGGGACTATAGATAATATAAGTGTAAAAAGAGTAGGGAGAACAGCAGATTTAAGTGAGGATGAGGAGATATCAGATTTCCCTAAAACTGCAGAACATGCGGTTATATTAAAATCTTCTATAAATATATTGATGGTTAAATTATCGAATGCAGTTCAGGACGAAGAAGATGATGAAGTTATGAGAATGATAAAATCTCAACTTGAAGAGCTTAGAGTTCTTTTTAGAGAAGAAATGAATAGACTTGGGGGAGGAGCGGCAGAGTAATGAAGCAAAAGGAGATGATAGAACTTGTTCAACAACACCATCCTCATATGGGTGAAACTGAAATTAGAAAGCTTCTTAATAGGGCTATGGATGTTCTTTCAGAATCAACTGATATTATTAAGACATCTTATACAGATAGTACAATTGCTAATCAAAGATATTACGAATTAAATTCTAATATATTAAAAATATCAGGACTAACCCTTACAGATGCCAATGGAGATTCTTTCTATATTCCAAGGGGCGCTGGTATTCCCGAAGAAGAAGATAAGGATTTAGAATAATGGCTTTAAATAAAACATATGCCTGGTATATAAGTAGAAACAAGATTGCAATTGTTGAAAAAGACAACTCTAATAAATGGAAGAGCATAACATCAACAGGAAAAACTATAAGAGTTTTTTGCTCTAAGAAGGCTGATAATTTAACATCTGCAAATATGGATTCAATCCCAGGCTCTACAGAGCATGGTCAAATACCTTCTCAATTTCATGAAGGGTTAGTTTCTAAGGCTATTAGCTTTGGATATAAAGACCCTAGAAATTTAAATATAGATTTAGCTGCTTTTTTTGAAAAAGAATATCAAGAAACTGAAAAAAGGGCAAAAAAATGGGCACGAATGAATCATAGTAATAGTGGTAAAATTGTGCCTGTAGATTTTTAGGAGTATATATGGCATTTACAGAAGATACTTATACGGAATCGATAGGAATAACAGGTGATTTGTCTATTGATAGTATAAAAATAGATGGAACAACAATTGGGCATAAGGATGATACTGATTTATTATCATTTGCTACTGGTGCTTTGACTGTAAATGGTACTATTGAATCTGAAACTATAACTGCAAATTTAACTGGGAATGTAAATGGAGATTTAACTGGTGATGTAACGGGTAATGTTTCAGGTAGCGCTGGGACAGTATCTACAATTGCTGGACTCGCTCCTGATACTGCTCCTACTGGAACTTTTTTATTACCAGCTACAGCAGCAGCTCAACCAAATATTACTTCAGTTGGAACTTTAACAGCATTAACTGTTGATGCACGCTTAGGTTTTCAAGTTAAAAATGAAGATGATACTGGAGACAATGGTACTGGTCGTATTCAAATAAATTCAAAAGCAAGTCTTAGTCAAAACACATGGGAATTAGCAGTAGGTGGATTGGCTAATAGATTTAAAATATCTTGCCCAGATGGTGGCTCAAATTCAGCATTTCTCACTCTCAATCAAAGTGCGGGTACTTTTACTGGTGGGACTATATTTGACATTACTACTACTACTGGAGCCAGCCAAAGAGCTACTTTAACTTTTGATGCAAATAATAATACAAATGATGAGGATTGTTTTATATTTAATAATGGAAATGCAAATTTTGAAGGTACTTGTACTGCTGCTGCTTTTTCAGGACCACTAACAGGTGATGTAACAGGCACTGCAGATACAGCTAATGCCTTAGGCACTCTAAATCAAAGTATAACTATAAATAATGCAGGTAATTATGGAAGAGGATTTTCTACATTTAATAGTTATCTTCCTTATAATACTCATAAGCACACAAGTACTTCTGGAGATACTAAATTAAAGATTCAATTTAATGACCATACAGGAGGCTCTCCAGATGCTACAAAAACAGGATTTTCATTAGTAGCAATTACAAATTTAGCTGGTTATGCACGACTTTTTTCAGTAGTAATTACAGGTGGTTCAGTAAGTACATCTCAATCTTTACTGACAGCTGGGACTATAGCTAATTATGCTAGTCAAACTTGCACTGCAGATATAACCTTAGGAGGTGGAGCAGGAGATGATTATTATATAACAACATTTGGAGGTAACTTGAGAGTAGAAGGAGTTACTTCAGGAACAACATAAAAGGAGAATAGTATCAAATGGCAAAAGAAAAAACACAGCAAACCGAAAGTGGTATTGCTGAAAAACTAGAGAACCTAAAAGCACAGTTAAAGCAAATAGAAACTACTTACGCTAAGGTTCAAGGAGCTATAGAGTTCTGTCAGGCTTTATTAGAAGAAGAAATACAAGAAAGCCTAGAGAAAAATAAAAAAGGTAAATAAAATATGAGATTATCTAAGAACTTTCAATCGAGTGAATTTAAATGTTCTCATTGTGGAGACACAAAGATGGATAAAGAATTTATCTCTAAATTACAAGAACTTAGAACTCTGTGTAACTTCCCTTTCAAAATAAATTCAGGATGGAGATGTGATGAGCATAATAAGAAAGTCTCAAAAAATTCAAGAGGAGACCATGTCCTTGGAACTGCCTGTGACGTACACTGTGTCGACAGATATAAGCGGTTTTCAATTTTACAGCACGCTATCAGCTTGGGATACTTCAAAGACATCGCTATTAGTAAAACTTTCATTCATCTTGGACGAGGTAATGTTAAAAATGGAGTAGGAGTTTATGGCTAAAACAACCAATGAAGAATTGAAAGATTTAATGGTTAGTCATAATTCTGAAACTGAATCTTATCGAGATTGGACGAAAGAACAATTAAGATATTTAAGAGAAGATGTATCTAAAATAAACGGTAGAGTTCGTAAAACAGAAAATGCAATAAGCTGGTTCAAAGGATTTGGAGCAGTTATAATAGCATTTATAGGATGGTTATTCCAAAAGTAAAAGAAAATATATCAGTAATGTACTGGAGAGAGCCTCCATTAGAGAAGGGTGATAATATTGTTAAAGATTTGGGGATTACATGTAAGAAAGTCTTCAAACAACATCCTGATGGATGCCCTTATTGTGGTGGAAATGATATCATAGGCATTGAAGTCTATGGTTCAGGGCTAAATTCTCCATTATTCTGGTCATGCGAGGAATGTGAAGGATTATTACTTAAATATACCATTAATACGACAAAAAAACGTCTTCTTAAAGCGACAAAAGTATTTACAGTGCCTAGTGATTGGGAGGTTAAAAAAGAAAACTTCAATTAGGAGACATGTATGTTTAGACGCAAGAAGAAGGCTGTAGTCAAGAGGGCTATAGTAACACCTGATAAGCATTTTCCGCTTCATCATAAGCCCTCTATAAAAGTTCTTTGTAAAGCTATAGAATTAATCCGTCCTGATATTTATATCGATTTAGGGGATGTAGGAGAATGGAGTGAGTTTAGCGCTTGGAAGTATAAACGCAAAAAGAAGCCTCCTTTGGAACATATAATACCCTTATTAGATACAGATGTAAAAGATGTTAATAAAGGGATGGATTTAATAGACAAGTCCTTAGATAAAGCTGGATGTAAGCAGAGATACATAACTGAAGGCAACCATGATAATTGGTTAAATATGTTTGTTGATGAATATCCTTATTTAAGCCAATATAGGTTTAAAAACGCAGTAAATTTAAAGGATAGGGGGTACATATACTATCCTATGGGAAAGAAGCTTAAAATAGGCAAATTATTCTTTTATCATGGAAATCAATTTGGTGGACAGTATCATACTTCTAATCATCTAAGAAAGCTTGGATGTAATATTATGTATGGACATTGGCACGATTTACAGCAGATGAGCGTTACTCATGTAGATGGTCCTAAATCTGCCTGGTCTATAGGGTGTTTAAAGGATATGTCTGATGAGGCTAATGAATGGTTACAAAATAGAGCTACTAATTGGGCTCATGCATTTGCAATAGTTGATTTTTATCATGGAGGTCAATTTACGGTTCATATGGTTCAGATAATAAATGGAAAAACTAGCTTATGGGGGGAACTTATAGATGGCAATGTCTAAGCAAGAAATAGAAGCAATTAAAAAGAAAAGAGCTGCAGATAGACGACTTATGATAGATAAATTAAGATTTTGGGTAGGAGTATTTAGTGTACCTACTATACTTGTAATGGCTTGTATGCTAATAGGTGCTGCATATTATCTTGGTGAATCACAATTAGCAGTTGTTGTTGGTCTTATTTCGACTATTACTTTAGGACTAATTAATGTATTAACTTCGATGGTAGCTCCGCCTCCACCTGAAGACCCATTAGCGACTGTTGCTAAAGATTTAGTTCATCACTTGCAAGACCAAGCCAATAATCAAAAAGACTTAGAAGTTAAGATGGATAGAAATGAAATTAAAATTGGTGGGAATGGAATGAAAATGGAATCTAAAACTCCCGCTGACCCTGTATGGGGAGATGATATTCCCTTGACTAAGAAAAAAGGTAAGAAATAATGTTAACTTTTACACATTTTATAATTATAATAACAGGATTGGGAGTAGGAGAGTATTTTAATTGTTTATATCCAAGAGTTGAAGAGGATTATAGTAGTGAAGGATATGTGTGTAATTGGGAGGAAGATGACTTTTACAAGGTTAATGATGAGTATTATTTATTGCCTGTAGATTCAACTGATAATTGCTTTGAAGAAAAGGCTCGTAAGAGATATTGGGAAAATAAATAGATGGATTGGGGGCATTTATTTACATCAATTTTTAAAGGATTTTTTTTGTCAATACCTATATTCATTATGTATATAGCATGCAAAATAAAATGGAGAGAGTGGAGAGAGAGTAGAAAATGAATTGCATGAAGATTTAATTATTATAATATTTGCAGTATCGTTACATTATAGCATAGAATATAGCGAAAATTTAGGGGATTATACATGCCCTTTATATTGTAAGGTAAAACATGAACATATAACAAAGGAGAAAAAAGATGGTAGGAATGATGATAATATCGATGCTAAAGGAAAAGAAAGAGAGCATCTGTACAGAGCTAAACGGAATGATAAACATACCATTAGTGAGTGAGAAAAAAGAACAAGCTTGTATAGAATCTGTTTTTGATGCTTTTATGGAAGTATTAGAGAAAGTTCTTACTAAAGAAAAGTAATGCCTAAAAAGCTACATGAAATAAAGGGCTTTAATGCTGGCATTATAACCTCTCCTGACCAAACAGATTTACCTGAAGATGCTACTCCCTACTCATTAGATGTCTCTGCTGACAATGGCGATGGGATGCTTGTAGGTAGATATGCCGATAAAAATCTGCAAGCTGATGGATGGAATGATAATATTACTAGTGTAGGAGAGGTTACAAGTATTACTTGTGTTGCTTCTGTTGAAAGTAGTTTGAATAGTAAGTACTTCTCAATATCAACTCCAAGTCAAGTTTATAAAATTTATTATGATTTTAATCATACAGGTTCAGCTCCTGATTTACTAGAAAACGAAGAAGCTGTTAGAATTGGAGTTGCTTCTGGAGATGGTAATTTAGGTGATTCTAGCGTTGCTTTGGCAACAATGACTGTTATGAATTATATAAATGGCGGAGAGGATTTTACAGTAACTAGAAATGGCGCTATACTAGAGGTTACTTGCGATATAAAAGGAATTGTATTACAACCTCCTACAGTTGCTGACTCTGGATTCACAATATCAGTTACTACTGACGGAGTAAATCACAATATAAGCAGTAAGTCAATGGCTTTTATTTCAAAAGGCACTCAAAAAGACTTGCTATATGTTGATAGTAATTCAAATAGATTAAATAGAATTAGTGACTTTGAGGGTTCTAATGATAAGGTATTAGGAAGTAAAATACATACAGATAAAATTGATTTTGCTAAAAGAGGTAGAAGTGCAGTTATAGGCAGAGGGAAAAATCAAAGTTCTTTATATGCTGGTTATTTAGATTCAGTAGCATTTTCAGATGCAAATGAGGGATATTTTTTAGGTGACAATGAATTAAAACCACCTGACAAAGCACAGCCTTTAGCACAATTTACTAAGATGATAAAAATATCACAAGAAGACAATGCTATTTATGCTTGTACTAAAGGACAACCTTTTATTTGGAGAATAGATTATAATACTAATGCTTCTACAAATTTAGGTAAAGCTTATATTTGTGCTAAATTACCCTTCAATGTCGACCTTATTTGTGAATGTGTTTCTGTAGGAGGTACTAATTCATATATATGGGCTTATAGTGGCCCAGGTAATCCATTAGATTCTGATTATAATTCTTTCGAAAGTTCTGACTATCAAGATGGAAGTATAAATACAGGGAAATTATATAAATTAAAAGTAAATGATTCTTCCTCCCCAATTGATTGGGCTTTGACTCCTTCTTTATCTATATTAAAAACAATAGATAAATTTGATTGGGAAACATATAAAGGGATGAATTGGACTCATGATACTAATGAAGGCGAATGGAATGGCTTTGCTAAATTTGGAGATATATTAGAGACTGGAAATTCTACAAAGTCTATTTTATGGTTCCTAATAACCCCTTCCTTCCCAGAAGAAGCACAAAAAACACATTGGTTTAGAACTACAAGTATGTCTGAAGAAAAAGCAGATGATGCAGCTAATTCTGAGCATCCTAGTTGGGTTGATGATAATGCAGTAGGTAGCTATAGAACTCATAGATGGCTATATGCTTCTAAAAACATGCAAGATGTAGATGAAAGTGGCGGAACCGATACTTTGACATTGTACGATAAAACTCCTCAACACATGGGGACTCTTACTCTTAGTGATTCTTATGGTTTTGAGTCGCAAAATGGGTATGATTGGGAATCATATCTTTATTCTTGGAGATTTAAAATAGATGCTGTAGAAAGTCCAACTAATACAGGGACTTTATTTTGTTCAAGATTCGATGAAAGCGCTCAATCTGATGAATATGTATCATTCGCTGCAAATAATTTAGATGATGGTGGGAATAGCGGAACAGATGGTACTGGAGTCTATACTATTGCTAAAAATGTTGGAATGTTTACGAATGCTGTTTTTGGAAATTATACAGGTGATAATTGCGGAACAAAATACCGCTCATTACGAACAGAAAGAGCAAGCGCTGCTGAAAGTGGTGGTGGACCAGGTGTAAGAAATAATAGTATTAATATATGTCCATTAGAATATTCATTGGTAGATTTAACAGATGAGTATGGAATTGATTGCGATACTAATGCGGAAGGTAATGCTGTAGTTGGATGTATGGCTAAAATCGGGAGTAGTTACAATGGTAATATGATATCTGGCTCTGATGGTGTATGGATGATAAATAAAATAGATGCAGTTACTAATGTAGAAGGAGATAAATTCCATTCTTTAATAGCAGATACAGTAGATAGTAATAACTATACTTATTCTGGTGGTAACCCTAGCGATGAATACAGGGTAAATTTAGAAAATAAAGTTGTAATGTATATTACTAGCTTTGTAGGAAATGATGGGGCTTTAGGTTTTTATGATACAGAAAATTGGACAACAGGTAAAAGTTTGGGTTCAGATAGTGATTATACTACAACTTCTCATAATTTTTCATCTCTTCAGTCTTCCAGTCCTGATAATAGAGTAAGACAAATAAGATGGTTTGATGATACAACATCATCTCTAAAAGCTATGGATTTTAATGGAGCCCAGATGCCAAAGCAGACTAATTTACAGGGCCTCAATGAAAATACAACTGTAAATAGTGGTAAATCTACATTATTTTATTCCTTTAATAATTATATAGGTCATGATGATGGTGATGGAGTTGTTCCTTATTTTAATTCATTATTCGCAATAGATATAAGGCAAGTTAATGGAGCTAGTAATACTGACCCTGATTTAAATAGAGATGATGAAATGGGATATTTTAATGATACTTCTTTTCAAATAAATTTTGATGGAGATGGAAAATCTAATGGAGATGCAGATGTTGACAATCAACATCCTAGAATGCAGGATTCAATCATGCTACTTGAAGAATATAATGATTCAGGATTACCTAATCAAAGCACTGATGTAGATATGAATACTACTCCTACAGCCAGGTTAATTATGTTTGATAGAGATGGTGGCATGGGCTTAATAAATATAGATATAAATACTGAATTAAGCACTATAAATAATATATCTCCAATAGATGGAGAGACAAATTCTGGCTCAGAAAATTTTACTTTAAATCATTTTGGACGTGCATTGACTCCTCATAAATATAAATTCGGCACAAATGATTCTTTCTTATCATTAATTACTCCTAACGACCCAGGCTCTGGAACTATATTTAAATGTAAGCAAGATTATTATTATAAAATATCTTTTTTATATGATGGATTTCAAGAGAGTCCTCTAACTATGGGTAATTGGAAATTTAATGCAAATGAATATGATTCTGTTAATTATAGTGTTGATGATGGAAGTGATGATTATAGTTATATATCTTTAAAATTAAAAGTATCTAATATAAGTTCAAGAATAACACATATAAATCTATATAGAACTGATAGTCCAACTAAACTATATAGGCTGGTTAAATCAGTAAGATTGGATAGTACTTGGAGTAGTATAGTTACAGCAGGTATAAGTGTTTATGAAAAAACTATAATTGATGAAGGTGTTAGTGGAGCTACATATGAAGCTATTAATAATATGAGTGAAACTATTAGAAATACAACTATAAATTACAAGATTTCAACAGTATTAGATGGATGCCTTTTTGTTGGTAATTGTGGTCAAAGAAATATAACAGATGCTTCAGCTTACATATTTAAATCAAATCCTGGTAATTTTAGTCAATTTGATTGGTCTATTAATTATTTAAAACTTCCAACTATTCCTGTGGCTATGAAAGCTTTTAGAGGCAGAGTATATGCTTGGGACGAAAGTAATATGTATGTAATTAATTCTAATTTAATATTAGAAGATACTTATGAAGGAATAGGTTGTTTAAGCCAAGACTCTGTATTCGCATCTGATGTAGGCATGTGTTTTGCAGATAAGTTTAATATTTACTTACAAACAACTGAATATCCAACTATAATTTCAGCTCCTATATCTGTAGATAGGAATTTTGGTATAGGATATCAAGATTTATTAGATGAAGACACTTTTAAGCCTATTGTTACTTATAATGCAAAAATAAATTCTTTTATGATATTTATGACTGCCAATAAAGCATATGTATATAATTTAATTAAAAATAGATGGGATTTATGGTCATTTAGCAATGGTTTATCTGCTGTTGTTTCTCCTAAAAATGAAGTTTTATTGTCTACCTCATCAAAACTAATAAATATTGGAAAAGATGAAACCGCAAGGAGTCAATTTACTTGGTATAGTAAAAAACTATCATTAGGTAGAGATACTCAAGATAAATTCTTTAAAAAAATAAGGTTAACAGGAGCTAGTCTTGCTAATACAGAAATGACTTCCGTAACAAGCTCAAAGGGTGATGTTTCAAAATCTTTAACATCTGAGACTGATAATAATATGTATAATTTAACTGGCTCTAATAGAAAAGCTAAATGGATTCAGATGGTATTTTCTGGAGTAACTTCTATTATTCATTCTATTGGAATTTTATATAGAGATAGGAGTCCTAGATAATGTCTATATCAAATAAAAGAGCTCCAAGAACAGGTGATTTAAATAGAACAATTCAAACTATTTATGATGATATTAATGATATAATTAATTCAGTTAATCAAGATGTAAGCCAATCTATAGAAGGCAAGGGAAAAGAAGGTGATATTAGAGTTATTCAAGACTCTAGCTCAAAATACTCTACAACAAAACATAAATTAGAGTTTAGAACTGATGAAGGTTGGGATAAAGCTGTCACAATGCCTCGTAACCCTGACAATTATGCTATGATGGCTTATAATAAGGATAGTGAGACTTTTGAATGGGTAAATACAGATAATGCTTTATCTATTGAATTTGGTAGCCCAGGAACAGCAGCTATTGCAAGTAGTGCATTAGGTAGTTCTGGTGTTATAATAGATGCGACTCCTAGTGAAAATGGTTCAGGAAAAGGAGTTTTAGTAGTTGGTACTACAAATGAAGAGCCAATCAATAGATTGAGAACTAAAAATGTGACAGGAGATGTTGATTTTAGTACTTCAGGTAGTAATGTTGTAGTTACAGTAGAACAGGCTTCTGGAGGACTTATACTGCCTTCTGAGGATGCTCCAGGAGTTACTACAAATAAAATTTATAATGAAAATGGAACTTTAAAATTTAATGGAGCAGCTATTGGTGGAGCTGGTGGAGGAGATGCTTTTAAGCATATAGAAATAGCAGGACAGACAACAGTAACAGCTCAAGAAGCAGCAGATACATTAACATTTTCAGCTGGTACTGGAATGTCATTTGCGACTAATAACGAGACTATTACTTTTAATTCTACAGATACCATTCCTGATGTTCAAGATGTAAATAATAGTACTGATTATTCTAATGTAACTCAATTTAATTTTGAAAATGCAGCAATAACAAACCCAGGTGGTGGAGCTACATTACAGATAAACACTAGAGTTAATTTTGGTACAGATTCAGTTAGTCAATATTGGGATTCTAATAATGATGAATTAATGCCTAATATAGGTGATATTTATGTTCAAGATACAGGAGATGGCTCTAGTAGTTACCCAAAGGTTCATATAAGAACAGCTACTGATAGGTCTTTCCTGATAAGGACTAATAATTATCAAAAATCTTCAGAGCCAATCCCAGACCCAGACCCTAGATGCACTCATGTCTATTTCACTCAAACACTAGGAGGAGCTTCTTACGACCCAGGACAAATCGCAATAGGACAATCTCAATCTCTTTTTGCTAAAGTTCAATATTCAGAAGTTACAGGAACAATTGACTCTGGAACTCCTAAAGTTAGATTTAGAACTTATAATGCTAATACAAATACAAATAGTACTGCAGAAATCGATTTAAGTTCAGAATCGAATCATTTGCATTCTAATGCATCTAGCGCTGTAGGAGCGTCTTCAAATACTAATCCTAGTTTAAGAGATGGTTATACTGAATTATCAGATATTATGACGGAATGCTTTGAAACTATAGATGGCCAATCTTGGAGCGTAGATGCAGATGCTACTCATAAAAAAATTTATTTTAGAAATTATAGAATTTGTGGAGCTTCAAGCCAACCTCCATCTGATGTTATAATAAGTAATGAAAGCCTGAATAATGAAACATTAAATACAAGCAATATTTATAATCAATGGACTCAACAAGCTATTACTTGTCCAAATCTAGGGTATATATGGTTCGGAATACCGATTGGAGTAACAGGAACACATACAACTCCTGATATAACAGAAATACGGTCTGATAATGGAAATAGTCCAGGCGATAATGTTGTTGGTAATTTTAATGTAACTATTTTGAATTATACAAATCCACATGGTGCTGTAGAGCAATATAAAATTTGGTATTCTAACCCACAAGCTCCTCATACAACAAATTGGTGGACCTCATAATGACTGCCCTGATAAATAAATCAATAATTACAGTTCCTGATGCAGGCCTTTCAAAATTTAGCTTTGAAGAAGCAAATCAATCTGTATTAGTAAAGGCTGATAAATATAGGCATAAAATAGATGGCTCTTCAACTTTTCAATATTGGATTATTCAAATAAGAGATGCAGATGGTAATTACTATGAATGGAAAGACCATTCTTTATCTTCTTTAGCTAATAAAACTCAGATTAGAAGTGCTGTAATGACTCATTTGCAAGAAAATGTAGATAAATTGCCCTATTCACAATTAAATGAAATATCAGAAGATTATAATAATAGTGTTGTTCCAGGTGGGTCAACTGAAGGGGTCGGAAATACAATGGTAGATAATGCTACATTATAATGAAAGGAGTATAATATGCCTGCATATCCAGGACTTTTAGAACCATTAGGTGGAGGAGGTGACACTGGATGGCAACTTGTAAAAGGAAGGGATATAAGCATCCCTTCTTCACATGAAATAGATTCATTTGAATCTGATAGTGGCGGCTCGAAAACAAAAGTAAATCTTACCGACCATAGATTTGAAGCAGGAGATGTAATTAAGATGGTTGAATTTTCAGGTAATAACGATTATTATACTGGGAATCAAACTATAGATAGTGTTTCTAGTAATTTCTTTGTTATAAACACATCATATCAATCAACTAGTGCAGCAGGATATAGGGCAGCACCTCCACCAGCAGAAGCATTATCTGATGGCGATGCTTTTTTGGTTGATATAGGCGCAACAGGAGACCAAAGTAAAACAAAACATATATTAGCGCAAACAATTGCATCTTATACTCAAACTAAAAATTATCCTGATGATACAAGTTTAACATTTGGGACTAATAATGATTTTTCTTTTAAGTTTGAAAATAGTGGTAATGTTTTTAAATTATACAACGGTTCTGATGAGGTTTTTAGTATCTCAGCTAGTGATGGAGTCCTAACCTTACCAGCTTTGGCATCAGAACCATCAGCAAAATTGGGTGGTTTATATTTTGATGGAACAGATTTTTATTTAGGAATAGATGTTTAATAAAAGGAGATAAATATGGCAGCAGGATGGAGAAAGATAATCCATAGTGAAAATACTATATCAGATTTGGCAACGCCAACAAGTGCTTTTTCTATGGGGAGTCAAAAAATAACAAATTTAGGAGCGCCAACAACTGGTACTGATGCAGCTACTAGGCAATTCGTAACTGACAATTCAGGTGGTAGTGCTAGAGATGTTTCAGCATTGACTGATAATGGAGTTATAACTTTTAAAAATGACGATTCTACATTTACGAATGAAGGAGCTAATTTAAGCTATACTACAGGTACTGGATTGAGTATAGCTTCAGGTGGTTTAATTGTAGGGACGGATGGTTCTGGATTAGATGTGACATTTCATAGTGCCACAGCTGGTGATGCTATGGTATGGGATTCAAGCGAAGAAAAGCTTACAATCACTGGTACATCAGCTCAAACTGCGCTTGATATTGCTGATGGTAATGTTACTATCGCTGATAATTTAGATGTAGGTGGTACTACAAATGTTGATATTCTTGATGTTGATACTTCCATAGCATTTGATGGTACAACTATGGCTTGTAATGCAAGTTCGCAAATGAGTTTTTCTAATTCAGGTGGAGCTATCCTTCTTAATACAGGCAATGCAAATGGTGTTACTTTAGGTAATGCAGAGTCAACAACATCTGTAGGTGGTGATTTAACTGTAACAGGTAATTTAACTGTAAGTGGTGACACTACTACAATAAGTACTACTGAATTAGAAGTAGAAGATAAAGAGATTATTCTAGGAAAAGGAAGCTTAAATAATTCTGGTGCGAATCTAACAGGTATTACAGTGGACAATGCTGCAGCTACTACTAAAAAAGCAGGTATTTTTTGGATGAATGATACTGCTGTATCTCCATTTGAATGGGTTATGTATAGTAGAAATGATGTGACTCCTATTGGGATAGCTGGTATTCAAGTTCAAGCTGCACCAGGAGCTATATCTGGCGCTGATAATGTAGCTGGTGGTTTTGCTTATAACTCTAATGATGGAGATATGTACTTCTATTCAGGAGTGTAATATAAGGGGAAATAAATGGCTTTGATTACAAAGGGCTCATCTAGAATGGGCCCTAATAATCCTAAGAATCCCCAAAAGAGGGTTGTATATGATAAAATAGGACTAAATATAAGGGATACAGATTTCATTATAAGGTATTTATCTCAAACTCACATTATAGGGTCAGATATAGCTCAGGCTCATTCTACTCTAGCGAAGTTAAGAGCGATACACGAAAGGCTATCTAATTCAACTGAAGAGGTAGAATAATGCCAGGTTGGAAAAAACTCCTTACCGAAGGAGACTTTAATTTAGACTCTCTAAGCGATGTAAAAAGAGGGACTGATATTCCTGATGAAAATAATTATACAACTTTAATGCCTCAAATTGGGGATGTATATATAGTAACAACTGATGACGATTCTTTATATCCCTCTATTTATCAAAGAATAGATGCAGGTAGAGTTCATATGTTATCTCATTCTGACCTAGTATGGCAAGAAGTTGTAAATTACTTTCCTACTGGTGCACCTCAGATGCACTTTGATGGTTATTATGTTGGTGCAAATAGAATAGACCATAATCAGATGCGATTAATTGGAGATGGAGGTCTCACTGGCGTAAAGGCGAAATTCTATTATACAGACATGGATACTGGTGGTATTGATGTTGGAACTCCATATGGTCAATTTAGAGACCATTATTACACAGATTATATAACGGGTAATAAAACCCAACATGGTCGAACTTGGATATTAGGTCCAAATCAAAATCAAAATACTGAAACTATAACAGCTGATATTGACCCTGAAAATATAGAGTTAGCTTCTCCAAGTTCTACCAATGATTATAATGGAAGAGATTTAGAATTTAAATATTATGTAAAATCAACTAAACACTCTGGAACTAATGGTAGTAATGCTATTTTTCATATTAATGCAGGTCAGATGGATAATGATGGAGATGTAGTTGGTGCTGGATATGTTTGTACAGAAGACGATGGTCAAGGAACTCAAGTTGAAATAATACACCATCAAATGGCGTGGTATGGCTTTCTACCAAGTATTTGTTGGCGTAATAATGTATATTATGGTTATTTAAGATATAATGATAATGGGGAGTCATTTCCAACGAATGATGATGATATTCAATGGGCTATAACAAATACTTGCCAAGCTAATAGACAAAATACTCATGAAATGGCTTATTATAAAACATTTAGAGATATTATGGGTCACTATGACTTTTGGATGGAAGAATCACCTTTAGTAATTGATATGCCTACTTATTCATGGCCTTTATTAGCATATCCTAAATCGAGTTGGAATAATTCAAATAAAGAAATAAACTATATGATAGCAGATGGGATGCCTGGTAATATGGCGGATGATTTTACTATTAGAACTGTAAATATTGAAAATGAACATGGCTTTGCAGAAGATTACTATGTAATGTATAGTAACGAAATATTTAATTATGCAACAACATTGTCATTTACTGATATAGATTGGCAAGATAATGGGTAAATATATAGTAACAGCTCCTGATTCAATATCTTTAAAAAAATTTACTTCTGGAGAAGCTAATAGATGTAAGGTATTAAAATTCGAAAGAATAAATGATAATGATATATCTGATTTTGCATATTGGAAAGTAGAAGTCCAAGATGAATTGGGAGTTATTTATAAATGGAATGATTTTAACACAGAAACTAGTGATAATGTAGCTACTATAAGAGCTAATATAATAGCTCATTTAACCAACAATGTAAACAGGCAATTATTCCCAGTAAATACAAGCACTGCTGCAGGAGGAACTTCCGCATCAGCAGCTGTTGGAAAGTATCTTGATGGAACAACGCCTATTTAACAAGGAGATTAAATGCCAAGTATAGCTGGTAAGTTAATACAAGCAGGCGGTGGAGCATTTAAATTAGCCGATGCTAGAGATATAAATATAATTGAAGCAGAGACGGTTACAAGTGTACCTGTGGAATCTTTATTTGTAGTTGAGATACCTCAATCAGTAACTTTTTCAGACTATGGAGCTACTGTAACTGGCGCTATAAAGGCAACCAAAACTGACCACGGGATACCATATAGTAATCTAACTGTTTACATAAAATCAGGACAAAATCAGTACAATGGATACCATAATGTAATTGTTATAGATGATGACAATTTTTACTTTCTAGATACTTTTTATGGAACTGATACTACAGGTTTCTTTTGGGGTGCTCAAACATCTACTAAAACTGTAGCGCAATCAACTTTAAGTACTCTTTTCTCAGGTTCGACAGGAGTTTCTGATTTAACAGATACAACTATTACAGACATTGCTGATAATGATATTTTAGCATACGATTCAAGTTCAAGTAAATGGATTAATCAAAGCGCTTCTGAAGCAGGGTTAGCGACTACTTCGACCTTTGGAAATAGCGCTGATGGATTAGTACCCAATCCTGGTGAATCAGGGACTACAAAGTTCTTACGACAGGATGGTAGTTGGATTGTTCCTACTGATACACAATATTCAGCTATGGGTTCAGGTAATTCATATGCTGCTGGATTAGTTCTTTCAGGGTCAGCAACTCATTCTAATAAATTTTTAAGAAAAGACGGAACTTGGCAAACAGTTTCTGGTGGAACCAGTATAGATGAAAGTAGCCCTATTTTAGATTCTAATGATAATGAATTGATTGAATTTGAAGCTACTGCTAGTGCTGTAAATCATATAGAAATAATAAATGCTGCTACTGGATACGCTCCTATGATAGAGGCTGTAGGAAGCGATACAGATATAGGCTTACAATTTGGCACTAAAGGCACTGAACATCCCGAATCTCAATTTACATTCAATACGGGTAGCAAACAATTAAAAGTTAATCTCCTTGGGATAACAGATACTAAGAAAGGAACATTTGAATTTGGTGCCACTGTAGATAGAACTTGGAACTTCCCAGATAGTACAGGGACTGTTGTTTTAGATTCTACTATTAGTATTTGGGATGATAGTGACCCTTCATTAGGAGGAGATTTAAAAACCAATCCTGGGGGAGGAAGCTATTCTATAGGAGATATAGAGGGCACTGATGCAGTACAATTTAAATGTAATACCGATAGAGAGCTCTGGTTAGACTTTGATGGGACTACATCAGGCAAAAGGTTGACTTTAATATCTAATGTAACTGACAATAGAAGTATAACCTTTCCTGATACTACTGGAGAAATAGTATTAGATTCTAATTTAAATATACAAGATGATACTTCTCCCACATTAGGTGGTAATTTACAACTTAATGGCAATGCAATCGTTCAATCTGCTACTAATCCTATCATACTTAGAACTAATGGAAATCGTGATATAACATTTGATTTTGATGGAGCTACTAGTGACAAAACTTTAACATTAGTATCTAATCATACAGATGATAGAACATTAACTCTTCCTGATTATACAGGGACTCTAGCTCATACTGACCAAATCCTTATAAAAAGCACTACTGAATTAGAGGGTGAATTAGCTAATATTGATTCAAATATTACTATAGGTAATCATCATTCCCTAGAGGTTAAATTAGCAGGAGATACTTTAGAAGTTGGCTCTGCTGGAGTGCATAGTATAATACAAGCTGCTCCAAGGTCTGGCCCTAATTTAAGTGGATATAGATTGCAACTTTACGGTGGTGCTAGTACAGGTTCATCGGAGGGTGGTAATATTGTCTTTAATGTTACTCCGTCTGGAAGTTCTGGTAGCGATTTAAATAATTTTACTAGGCTTATGGCTATGAATGGTAATTTAAATATAGGTATAAATGCCACCTCAAAATTATGCTTTGATGGAGTATTTGGAACTGGTGGTATTTACATTGTAAACGACCAACAAGACCAATTAACAATAGCTGTTGGTGGAGCATCTATGCTAACTTTAGATTCTGATTCTTCATATGTTACCGTAGAAGATTCTTTAGAAGTTTTAGGACAAGGTGGTATTGCATTTGGAGATAGATTAGATAATGATAAGATTTACAATGATGCTAATGGTATATTAGTATGTAGAGATGATAGTGATATATTTGCATTTAAAGATGATAAATTAGAAACTCAAGTTCCCTTATTTATAGCACAATCAGCTGCTGCTGTTACTTCAGTAACTAATTATGGTCAATTATGGGTAAAGAATAATGTAACACCTGATTTGTATTATACTAATGAGAGTGGTCAAGATATTCAAATTACAAGTGGAGATTCATTATCTGGTGGTGGAGCAAGCTCTGAATTTCATGAAATAAGAGTTTGTAACTTCTATTCAACTTCTACTGGGAACTTTGTACCATTACCTGGGTATGTAATAGAGAGGACTTCTACGACTGGTCAAAATGAATATATAGCTATGGTAGCTCCATATGACGGAGAAATAATAAAAGCTTCATTTCGTTCTGAAGTTGCAATGGATGGAGATATAGAATGGAAATTATATAAATCAGCAGACCAAACTGAGGTTCCAGGCGTAGTATATATGGCAAAAGATAGCACAGTAGATATAGCTGATGATATAACTCATCATGAGGATTTTACATCAGGAGTTACTGGTTCTAATTCTATAACTAAAGGTGAGATAATAGCTTTGAAAGTAACTACTCCAGTTTGGCCAGGTGATACTAATACTTCAATAGTATTTAAATGGGATTCATCAACATAAAGGATGTATATTAAATGGCAGTAGAAAGTAAATGCATGGTATGTGCTGAAGTAGTACATGTCCATAATTGCCATTATCAATGTAGAAATTGTGGCTTTGCAGCTAACTGAGATGAGGGTTCTGATAATCAGTTGGATTATTCTGAAAATACTGTTGCAAATGATGTAAAAGTTTAATTACATTACGAGGAGATTTAAGGAAAATATATGGGAAATTTCATTTCTAGATGGGCAAATAAGAATCTTTTAGCGACTCAAAGCCCTTCTGCAGCACAAAATAAAATATTAAGCAATCCGTACCTTGATAAATGGAATGAGCAAGCCGAGGATTATGCTGATTTTAACTCTGATTATTATAAACAGGGTCGAAGTTTCTTTTCTGATATATATAATCGTCAAGCTCAAGATAACTTAGCTACTTCAATGAATATGAATAATAGAGGTATTGCTCAGACAGGAGCTAGTCAAGGTATTGGATTTGCTCAAAATGAAGCCTCTAGAAGAAGAGCCTTAGATTCAGCTATGGGACAGACAGATAAGTCTCTTATGGATATGTGGATGCAAGGGCAAAAACTATCAATGGGAGCTGGAGATAGAGCTGCAGGATTATATAATCAGGCAAATGAAGCTTATTTAAATACAAAATCTCAAAATGATGCTGCTAGAGCTCAAATGAATCAGTCTGTATTAGGATTGGGAGCTAATATGTTAATGCCTGGTCTAACAGGAATGTTAGGATTTACAGGCGCTAAAGGATTTGGTGAATTTACAGAAGATAATCCTATGGGTATGTGGGATGCATTTAAATATGGCTATAGGCCTCAACCTAAAAAAGGAGTTTAAATGGCTATAACTAGTGATACATTATTCGGCTATTTAAATCAAGCTGCAAATAGAATCCCTGAATTGCAGGATAGATTTCAATCTAATATGAGGCAGGATATAGGGGAAGAGTTAAGGAATATATCATCTGATATAACCTTTGAAGACCCTGTTTTTAATCAAATTGAAGATACCAAGAATATACAGCCTACTCCATATACTGGAATACAACCTGGTTTAGATTTGAGTAAAATTAGCCCATCAGATTTAAGCAATCTGCAAATGAAATTAGGAGTATCTGCTGATGGTATTTATGGACCAGAGACTCAAAAAGCTTATAATGATTGGGTATCTCAAAATCAAAATTTTGTAACTCCTAATAATGCTCCTATTACTAATACTTCAAGTTTGCCTCAAAACAAGCTAAATCAAGCTAGTTCTGCATATGCTTATGCTATGGCTGGTGACCCAGATGCTAACCCGTATAATAAAAAGACTACTGTAGAGCAATCATTGGCAAATAGTTTAGCATCACAAGCTCCTACAGAAGCTCCTACTCCTCAATATAGAGTTGAAGGTGGGAATATACCTTTAAATGAAGATATGTATCAGAAGATGATTGCTGATAGATATCAACAAAAGTTTGGATTAACTCCTGGAGAAGCACAAAGAAGAGTTAATGAAAGTGGTTTGTTTGGAAGAACAGCCTTTTTAAATAAAATAGAGCCACATCAAAAAAGAATATCTGAAAAAGTTATGGATGAATTAAGAGGGGTTGACTTTGAAACTCCCGATGATTATAGGAAATTTATGATTGATAGTGGATTAATGAAAATAGTAAATCAATTAGGTCCTTATTCTAAGAATTTAGGCCACGCTCCTGATTTAAAGTATAATTTAGGAGTTTCAGATATGGATTTATTTGATGATATATATAAATAAGGAGTAGGATATGGCATACGAAACAATAGCAAATGTACCAATGATGGCATCTGACCCTCAAGAAAGAATGCTATACATGCAATTACAAGCTAATGCCAAGAAAAAAGCTAAATTATCAGCTAAATTAAGGGATTATAGAATTAATCCTGGTAAATATGGTAGAGACCAAAGAATGTGGCTTGAACAACAAGCAATGGAAGCAGGACTACCAATGCCTGATACTGAAACAAATATGGCTAAAGCTGTAGGTAAAGGATTAGCTTCAGCTGCTGATACTGCTATGTTCGGATTATTGCCAAATGAATTATATACTCCATTAAATCAAGCTGAAAGAGTTGCAACAGGAATTGGTGGATTAGCTGGTCTGGCTGTTCCTTTTGGTGGTCCTATGAAATTAATGAGAGGATTGGGAGGCGCTGCTTTTGGTGCTGCTGGAATAAAAGGTGCTGGTAAGGGTTTTAGTGGGCTTCTTAATGCTCCAAGTAAATCTCCAGCTTGGAATGCTTTCAGACAGAGCTTTGGATGGCCTTTTAATGTTAAAGGTGCTGGTAAAGTATTTAGCAAGAAACCTGGCATAGGCATAGCTCCAGAAGAGGCAGGAATAGCTTGGAGATGGATGTCTAAAGACCCTAATGCTATGAAATCTATGAATGAATTTATAAGAAAACAAAGACAACATGGAAGCAAAGCTAGTAATGAAAAAATAATTGCTCATTGGTTCCATAAACATTCAGGAATAGCAGGTGTAAAAGAAATACCTAAAAAGAATTTTATAAGAGGCATGGAAGAGTTTTTGAAAACTCAAACTATTAGACCTGTTAGAAGTGTATTGCAATTAGGACAAGGAACTCCTATGGGATTAGCACAAGGAACTCCTATTCCGTCTATTCCTAGTAGAGTACAATTCCCAGGAGGACTTGCTAATCCTCAAACAGCTGCTATCAATGCTCAAGGTGGCATGGCCCAAGGCGGTGGTGGTATGGGTGGATTATTTCAAGGAGTTTCTCAACAAATGTTACCAGGCTTTTAATGAATGGCAGAAAACATTCAACCTGGGGATAACCTAGAGGAATACAAATTTAAACCTCAATATAATCGTGATTTAACAAAGCGATTAATAAAGAATTATTATTCTAAACCTTCGAATTTTAATGAAAATTTAGTCTCTCAAATAGAAGAGCATGCAAATCATTATGGTATGTGGTTCAATAGAGACCCTTCCGATGAAGAATTTAAAATGTTAGAATCGATAAAACAAGCGGGTTCTGGTTTTATTGAAGGATTCACTACATTAGAAGTAGGAGAGCAACCTAAAAATCAATGGGAAGGTATAGCTCGTAGCTTAGGACATCTTGGTGGTTTTGTAGGTTATATACCAGGAGCAGCGGCTAAGAGCAGTATAGGGGTCTTAAGGGCACTTTCTTACTTAAAGGGTAAGTCAGTACCTATGATGGCTGCTAAAGCTGTTACAGAGCCTGTTTCTAAACATGCTGCTAAGGCTATTACAACTGCTATTGGAAAGAGAAGCGAAGCAGTTTCTACTGTATCTAAATTATTATATAACGATACTGCAAGAGATATGGCTGAAGGAGCTTTTCATTTAGGTACAGCATCCGCTGTTTCTTCTTGGACAAAAGGTGTGGATGTTATGGTTGATTCATTCATACATGGTGGAGTAGCAGGGGGAGCTTTTAGGGGAATTGGTAATCTTCTTAAATCTGCTATCCCAGGCGAAAATGCTTTAGGAGAGAATGCCTTAGGCTCTATTGCTGGAGCTTTATTCCAAGGACTTCCTTCTACTATGAGAGGAGCTACAGCTCCTGAGCAAATATATGAATACTTATTAGGTGCTTATTTTGGATTTAAAGAATCTCCTTCTGCAAGAAGAACTGCAATGAAATATAGATATCAGGATTTACAAAAAGAGGTAACTGCTGATAAGATGCTTATAAAATTAGAAAAAGATTTGCTCCAAAAAGATTGGTCTCCTGAAACTAAAAAAGTTGTAGAACAATATTCAAGAGCTAGTATACAAAAAACTCAAGTTACAGAGATGATAAAGCGATTTGGAGAAGACTATCCTTACTTAAAAGAGGCTATAGACAAAGGCTTTGTATCAAAAGAAGAAGTTTCTAAGATATTAGAAGAAAGAACTGAGGCAAAAGTTTTTTCTAAGAAAACTCCAGATTTTTACACAATAGACAAAATGACTCCTGAGTATGTTCAGAAAAATAAGGATAAAGTATTTATATTTGCAGATGACTTTTTAAAGAGAGGTTCATCAGGAAATGCTTCTGTAAGAAATGAGCCAAATGCCTTCGGAATACCTACTAAAAGATTGCCAGGAGAAAGATATGAATCATTCTTTACTGATGATGATTTTGTTTTAAATAAAAGAGTTATTCAAAAAGCTATAGAAAAAATACCAAAAGATAAGCCTGTTGTAATTCCAACTGAGGGCTTTGGTAATACTCAGAGGTCTCAATTATCGCAAAGAGCGCCAAGAACTTATAAATTTCTACAAGATGAAATAGCAAAGCTTCATAAACCTAAATTAGGGGAAGCTAGAGAAGAAGTCGAAAAAGCTTTAGAGACAATAGCTGAAAGAGAAGATACTGGAGTTCAGATTCAAATAGATGCTATGCCTCGTATTAAAAGTTGGGCAGAAGATAATCTTTCCTTTTCTTGGATTCGTAAAGATGGTAGTATAGACGCTGCTCGTAAAAAAGTCAGTATAGAGGACTTGCATCAAAAATTGTTAGAAAAAGCTGAAAACTTTAATGATGATATAAATGAACTTTCTGATTGGATGAAAAATAGATATGGTGAAAAATTTGATATGTCTAATGAAAATGCCCCAGAAAGAAACTTTTTCAGGAATTATCTAAAGAGAAGAATTGGCGAAAGGAATATGATTGTAGCATCTCCATATGTTACCTTTAATTATACAAAAGGAAAGAATGATAGTTTTACCTTTAAAGATATAAAAGATATTAAAATTAGCCATTTAGACCCTGAAAGTCCTCAGAATATGGCTGGAGATAGAAAAAGTATTCCTATGGTAAATTTCTATGTTGAAGAAGTTTATAGAAAAGAGATGAATAACACTGTAGATATAACTGATGCATCTCAAAGACCTATTATTAGAGTAGATGGAGTAGTTCAAAAAGGTGGAAATGGTGTAAATAAAGAAGTTGGATTATTACAATTTAGAGAAAATATATATAATGATTTAAAATTTCAAATAGGAGAGAAAAAAGCCAGAGAAACTGCTGAAAAAGCTTATAATGAATTAATTGGTAATATGCATCAAGAAATGCTTGGCAAGGGAATGTATTACTTTGGAGGTAAAGCTGATAGTGAGGTTATGATTTACAATAAATGGCATCCTAGAGCTGAGGTTTTAACTAATCAAGAAATAAATAATAATAAAGACCTTATTATAAAATCTATGAAATTAGATAAAAATCATATAGATACTGATATGCGTGATTTTAGAATGAAATATAGCAAGTTTTTAGGTGGAAGTTTAAAAGCTAATGAGCTATATAATCGTGGTATGGTTTCTAATGTATTTTATAATCTATCTATGAATGGATTAAAACCTAATATTGCTAATTATAAGAAAATAGCTGGAGAAGGCTTTATAAATGACCCTATATCATTAAATAAAAGATTGCAAGTATGGTTTACTAATGGGCATTCTGTTGACCCTGAATATTTAAAACACATTCCTGATATTGTTGATGGAAACTTAAATACTATCATCTTAAAAACTAATGATGATATTCCTAAAGGTTTTGGATTGAGAAAGAAGCCTTGGGAAATTAAGAAAAATACAGATAATATAGAGCATTTTGATGGGGGGAGTCCTATTAGAGATGATGTTTTGATAGCTATAAATAAAGAAGCAGGATTGCATTTTTCAGATAATGAAAGTGGTCAAAACAAGAACTTTATTATATCTGCACCAGAAGATGGTCCAGGAGCATTGCTAGGGAAGCATATGCATTTTGATGCGGGCCCTAGACAATCTAAAGCTATGGAATCTTTAGGGTTGCATCAAATGCTACCTACCACATCAGCTAAGCAATATGGAAGTAGAAAAGGTGTTTTTGGTAAAATGAAAGATGGTAAATTTGAATTTTGGGATTATGATGCCAAAGGAAAGCGTTTTGATGTCTCACAAGAACAACTTATGAGAGATTATATGTTCCAAGTTAATTCAAAAGATTTGAGAGTTATATTATCAGAGGTTGTATCTTCAAAATCAGGGAATAAAGACCAAAGATTGCCAAAGCAAATAGGTTCTACTTTATCGACTATTTCTCCAGGCGTTACACCTGAAATTATAAATGAATTTTTCACAGATTATAATTTGAAGTCTTTTAAGGGAGAAGATAGGTATAATAAAATGCTTTCAGAATACCTTGCTAGTAAAGACCCTAAATTAATGAAACCTTTAATTGATAATATAGAAAAAATAGGGGCTTCAGAATTAGCAGAAGCATTAACAGAGCCTGGATTTGGAGATTTTCAAGTAGAAGTATATAGAAAAATGCTAAGAATCAATAAAGATGCTGAATCTATGGCTATTGAGGAAGGTGAAAAAAGTGAAAGAGAATATACTGATGTAATGAAAGAAATGAATGAGTATACTTCAGTTAGTGATAGAAATTTATCATTAGCTGGAGACCATATCTCTGTATTCTTAAATAAAATGAACAATCCTTATAGAGAGGCTATTTTAAAGAATTATATAGTTCATCAGGTCACTAGACCTAAAGTGCCTAATTCAGTAGCTTCTAGAATGCGTGTATATGATTATGAATTTCAAGATAATCCCTTAACAAAAAGACTTCAAACAGAAAAAGATATTTACTTTCTAGATGATGGACATAGGCATAAAAAGCATAATTATGATAATTTAATAGCAACATTAGAGGCCTCTGGAATCTTAAAATCTCAAATAGATTCTATAAGGGGAACAAGGAATCTAGGTGAACTTTGGGATTTATACAATAAAACTACCAATCCTGTTTTAAAAGAAGAAATACCTAAATTCTTTGAAGCCTTAACTACAAGAGTTCCTATTGATTCTATTAGTGGAACTGCTGCATTAAAATTTGGTGGATTCACTGGTAGAAAAGGCTTTGGAGGATTGATACATGGGGAGATAATGAGAAAGCTTGGTGGAGCTGATGCTGATGGTGATAAAATGTGGCTCTTTATGGATGTTAAGAGTAAATATAAAGATGTATACAATCAAAATAAAGATGAGTTTTTAAGATATTATAAGAAATCTCAATATGGTCAAAAAGGCAAGAAAGATGTATTGACTCCTGAAGAGTTTAGTCAACTTTCTAAGGATAAAAAAATCAATCCAGACGATTGGTATGAAGGAGTATCTGATAATAAGGAAGGTTACAGAAAAGACTTTACTGTAACTACAGGTTCAAATATAAATCTAAGAAGAAGCCCTTCTCTTATGTATTCTATGAATCATAGAAAAACTATATCTGATATAGCTGCAGATGGTCGTAATAGATTGGGGCCTGCTGTGGTTGCGAAGCAAAATTTAATAGCTTTATATACCGACAAAATAAATGAATTAGCTGATTCTGAGAGTAAGACTTTTGATATAGATGTTGGAGATAAGAATAAGACGACATTTACTGTAAAATTAAAGACTGAAAAAACTGCTTTGAAAAAAGCATTAGAAAAATTAAGAGCATCTATTGCTTTTCCTTCTGACCCATTAGATGAAATAGGTATAGTAAATCCTGAGTTATATTACTCTAGAATGTTTGACTCTCTTTTTGAAGTGACATCTGCTAAAAATAAAACAGGTAAAATGCGAACAGATAAAGTTACATCATTTATGAAGAGAAAAGCTGTTCAAAATTATTCAAACATAAATACAGCATACTATGGTAAGGACATAGCTAATAACAGACAATGGCGATATCATGAAAGAAAAGAAAAAGCTGGTTTTATAAACAATATTCCTGCTGATTCTAGAATATCTTTTATATCAAAACAAGCAGATACTTTGAAAGATGTCGATTGGCAAGATGGTTATCAAAAAAGGGTAAATTTAGATTCTGTTCAACAACTTTATACTGATTACAATGAAGAGGTTAGAAGACCTGAAAATAAAAAGATAGCTAATGCATTTTATAGGGGAGGATTTGTAGTTCCTTTTAATAAAAATATAGCTAGGTTTTTACAAGGAAGATTAGAGGGTGATAAATTAAAACAGGGTGAAGATTTTTTTAGTAATGATTTATCTGTTATGACAGGCTATAAAACAGGGATAGAGTATTGGAGACAATTACCAAAGGAAAAACTTCAAGAACTCGCATTAGAAGCAGATGCTATTAGTAAAGATAGTTATTTACTAAATAGAGAAAGTGAAGGTTCTTATGAATATGTTATAAAGGATAAAAAAGGAGAGGTTTCAAATATAAATCAAGCACAAAAAGAAGCCTTAGATAAAGCAAAGATTGAATATACTATAGAGTCTGAAACACCACTCCCTAAAAGAACAAGGTCAGTTAATCAAGCAGAAACAGATGCTGCTATTAGTAAATACAAAGAAAGTTTAACAGATTTAGAACAGGATGCTTTTGATGCATTATTATTAAGTGGATTCAGAATACCATATGCAAACGAATTAAAGACATTTTATGGACTGAGAAATAAAAAAGATAAAAGCTTTATTGAAGAAATTGCTATGGAAACATCAGGAAAGAATATAAATGCTACTGGTGTAAATAGATTGGGCTTTTCAAGTAAGTCTATATCAGATAGAATGGTAAGTGAATATTGGGATAATTATAAAAAACTTTTTAATGAGACTACAGACCCTATATCAGAATCATTAAAGAAAGATTTATTAGAAATATCAAGAAGAATGAGTGAGCCTGTTGATGTTAAAGTTGAAGATACAAGTGTAAAGGCAGATTTAGGTGAGGGGAGAGAGGCTAAATTAGAAACTCTTAGAGCTTTAGATAAGATACCAGCATTTAGAAGAGTTGCTGAGAATAAAAATCAAAAAAGAGTCCCGTTATCTAGCGAGAATCAAAGATTATATAATGAAATATTAGACCATTTAGATTTTTACGGGCCGAGTATTGGGCTTAAAGTTGAAGGTTATATGAAGAATTTATTCTTAAAATCTCCTGATGCAATGACTATTGAGGATATGAGAGCTTTTAATCATTTATTAGGTTCAAGGCGTTCAGGACAGCATTTAGGTTGGCTTGGAAAGCAATTTGTAAAATGGACTAAAGGTGACCCTATTTTAAGTAAATATTTTTATAATACATTTCCAATGACTTCTGATAAAGCCTGGTTAAGAAAGGATTTTAAGCTAGTAGAAAGAATTGGAATGTTTTGGAATCCATTAGATAGAAAGGCTGAAACAGGTATTATATATGAACCTGCTCATGCTATGGGACAATTAAACTATGCTATCACTAATTTAGGTGATTTTGCTATGCATGAAAAAAGAAGGCAAGAAGATATTTTTAGAGATAAACTCCAATTTTTAAATGCAATAACAGAAGGTCAGGAATTAGCTGAATTAGCAGCATATCAAAGAGAACTTCCTGTTGGATTGAAATTAGATGCTTTTAAAGCTTCTGATTTATCTATGAATGCAAAAGCAAGGACTTATGGAGTTAAAGATGGAAAGTTACAGGATAAGATTTTAAAAAGGATAGCTGCAGTAGATAAGAAAGTATTCAATGTAAGGTTTGGTAGTAAAACAAAAGAAATGACTGGTCAGCAGATTATGGATGAAATTAACAAACTTTATTCAAAAACTACTGATAATATTTACAATAAATGGTTAAGAGGTAATCCTAAAACTTTATCTAAATATATATATAGAGATGAAAATGGTATTGAACAAGCTAGATTAGAATTATTCACTAAAGATATGATGGACGCTATAAAAGAGAATATAGCAATAGATAAAGTATTAGATATTGGTGTTGATGGTATGAACAGGATTGGAACTCACTTACAATTAAAGATGACTAGGAATCCTAAATTACAATCTGCATTAAGAAGAAGATTAGAGGAAATGGGAACTAAATATAGAAAAGATTTCTTTCCTCATGTAAATTTTGAAGGAAAGCATATTGAGAAAGCACTTCAATCTGCTATGGATGATTTGGCTAATAAGAATTATACTAAAACAACTAAAGAAGGTTTAATCTCTAAAGCTGCTGCTTTATCTCTTAAGATGAGAAATATTACAGATGATTTTAGTCTTGAAACTTGGAAGCAATGGGGAATATATGATGATATAGTTCAAAAAATAAAAGATAAAACTGCTGATATTATTGATTATGATAAATCTGTAGTGAAATCAGGACATCAAATGGCAAGAGAATTGCATATACCTGGTTATGATAGGAGTCCTGCTGCTATTGAGAAATATGCGAATAATGTTATGGATGCTTATTATAAAAATGCATCTCAGATATTATCAAGGATGATAGTTGATAATTTTGAAAAATCAGGTAAAATGAAATATACAGATAAAAATGGAAAAATAACAGATAAGAGTGCTTGGGATAATATAGATGCCTGGACTAATCATTATAAGCTTTTTGTTAATAGGTCAATGGGTTTTCCTGATATTCTTCCTGATTATATGGTAAATAATCCTAAAATGGCATTAAAGGGAACACCTTACTATTGGTTTGCTGATTCTACTGTTAAAAATAGAATAAACAAAATAGCAAAGAAAATGGGATTAGGTAATAAAGATTTACCTCCTGAGTTACAAGATATTATGACTTATGACAAGTTAAAACATTGGTCTAATTTAGAAGCTAAATATCAATTGGCAACATTATTAGCTCATCCTAAAACTGCTATTGCTAATATATTTGGTGGTACTACAATGACAGTTCAATCTGTTGGATTAAGACATTGGAATAAAACAAGAGATATAAAATGGTTAAGCGATAATATAAATACAAAATGGAAATCTTTAGAGGATACTTATAAATGGGTTGAAAGTTTAGGTATTATTGAAGAGTTTTTAAGGAAAGAAATTGGATTATCTGATTACGCTAAAGATAAAAAGGTAAAAGAAGGCCTTGAAATGTTAGTTAAAAAGATAAAGAAAGACCCATCTGTTAAAGACAAAACTTTAAAAGAGGTTTGGAAGCGTTCTGGGTTGTCTGATTCATTATTTAATAAAGCAGCTTACTTTATGAGAGTTTCAGAAAGAAGATTAAGAAGAGACTCTTTCTTAGCTCATTATATACAAGCTAAAGATATGTTTAAAGGGGCTGTAGATTCAGCTGAACATCCATTTTTAATATGGTGGGCAAAAAGAGGTGTAAAAGATACTCAATTTTTATACAATGCAGCCAATAGGCCTGCTTTTGCTGCTACTTCTTTAGGTAAAATAGTTTCTAGGTTTCAATTATGGGCCTGGAACTCGGTTGCTTTTAGGAATATGGTATATAAAGAAGCGGCTGAAAGAGGGTATCAAAAAGGAACAATGGAATTTGAAAGATTTAAAAGAGTAATGTCTACAGATATGATGTTGTTTGCTTTGGCTAATGTATTTACATATAGTATCTTTGAGAATACTCTTCCTGCTCCTTTAAATTGGTTTCAAGATTTTTCTGATTGGATATTTGGAGATGAAAAAGAGAGGGACAGGGCTTTCTTTGGAGCATACCCTAAAGCAATAGCTCCTTTACAGATGGTAACACCTCCAGCTTTAAGATTATTGCCTCCTACATTTAAAGCCTTATTAGATGACGATTGGAGTAGGATGGGAGATTACTATGCAATGACAATGTTGCCTTTTGGTAGGTTTGCAAGAGATGTTAAAATAGCTGCTGAAAATCCTATACAAACTGTAGAAAGAATGACTGGCTTCCCATATATTAAAATGCATAAATTTGTAAAAGAGCAAAGAGAGGAAGAATAATGGTAAATAAAGAATTTACAGAAGATAGGGAATTTACTATAGAAACTCCTGTAGGAACAATATCTAGTGATAGTGGAAATCATATTGTTGATGTTTTTTCTGTATTAGGAGCTGTTATTTTCTTATTTATTATAAAAATTATTTGGAGTAAATTATGAAATTAAGTACTGCACGATTAGTATTAAACGCCTTAAAAAAGGGTGTTACTTATAGAACTGATAGAGCTGGTAGGCCTATAATACCATTAAGCGCTCAATTTACCGATAAAGCAAGGAGATTCTTGCAAGGCAAAGCAAATAGAGAGGGAACGGATATAAGTGGTGTTATAAGAACAGCTAGAGCTACTATGAATAGAGATAATGTTGATAGGCTTAGAACTATTGTTTTTAAAATGACAAAAGGAAAAGACGATTTGCAATCCTCTCTTTATAAAGCTATCCATAAAGCAGCATTCGCAAAACCTGTAAAAAGGGGAATTAGAGACTAATTTTGCCTCCCTGTATAAATATTTTTAATATTTTTTAGCTGTTGTTCTTTGCTGTCTTTATTGGCAGTTGAGCAGGTAGCTAGTCGGATAAGGTTGAAAGTTGCTATACTTATTGTGCGTTTTTTAAGTGTTATAAGAAGCGTACCTGCTCAATTTTTTTATATTTTTCTTTTTATATCAGGCCAAGCTTTATTTTTGGGCCCAATTTCTCTTCTTGCGCATAGTTCACATATATCTTTTTCTTTTTGTTCTGATTCATTCAATAGGTTTATAATTGCTTTGTGTGGTTTATAGCCATATATTTGATTTGTTTGTTTTCCACATACATTGCAATCTAAATAACCTTTTCCTTTATACCTTAAATGCATTCTCTGTCGGATACATTTTCAACCATTTTTCTATCCACCAACAATAACCATCTGTACCTTTTCCTGATGCTTTCTCTGCACAAGCGTTATGTCTTTGATGTGTTGTGAAAGTGCTATATTCTGGAGTGTATATAAGTTCTCTTTTATAGCTTTTCTTTTTTGTTGAATTGTTAAAGTAATTAGTATTTTTAAAATAATTCATTTTTTCTTCCTTGGTCTTCCTCTTTTCTTTTTAACTTTCTTTGAAGTTGTTAATCCCAGAGGTCCTATTAGTTTTTCAACTATTTTTTTGAATTTATCTAAATCACTCATTATCTGAAGTTATCTCCTTTCGATAGTTTTCTTAAAATATACTTTTTTACATCTTCTGGTTGTTTATTTATCCACTTCAATACTCTTTTAAAGTCTTTATGGGATAAATTACCTTTCCTGATATTACATCTTCTACATATTATTTGAAGATTACTTGGAGTGCTGTCTCCGCCATTAGATATAGGCTGTATATGGTCGCAAACAATATTAGCCACGGTAAGAGTGCACCCACAATAATTACAGCCTTTACCGTAGTATTTATATATAATTTCACGGATTTCCTCAAGGCTGATTTTAAAAAGCGTATTATACTCACGACTTCTCCTCTTTAATGATGTTCTAAGGTTAGAGCTTTTTTTGATGATTTTTCCAAAAGCTCTTTTCCAAAAGTTTTTATGAAATCTTTTTAATTTTCTTTGAAATTTCTTTTCCCAATGTAGTATTCTTTTTTGTCTCATAAATAGAAGAGACTGCTCTATATAAAGGTATTATTAATGAACAATAGTAAATAAACTAGCAGTCTCTCCATTTATATTTTACGATTTAATACGCATTCAAAGCAAGGTTAACTTGCATCATACTCATATCTTGCATAATTATTACCATGCTTATTTTTCATATTTTTGGTAATAATATTATGCCCTGCTTCTCTTAATGAGTATATTACAGCAGATAATCTAAAGCATCCATACTTATTCAATGCTTGAAGTGGATTTATATATCCTACTTTTTGCAAATGATTTAGTATCTTTTTTAGCTGAGATTTTCTACGATTCGCCATACACTTTACCTCCGTTTTCTTCGTACTTATGAAATGATATGCTAAAGCCTAATTGCCATAATGAGACATTAATAAGTATTGTTTTACCAATATTAATATCTACTTGCCTTGCACATCCTATTATTAATGAATTGAATAAACATATATAACTACATCCATCTTTATTATATGTTTTTATCAAGTTCTTCTAACTCTTTCTACTAGTGCTATTTTAACACCAGGTATCTCTTTGCCTTCTTTATGAGCTGTTATGGCATCAGCTCTGGCTTTCTTTCTATCTATATCTTCAACCATCCTGATTTTTAGATAGTCTTTAGGACATTCTATTTCATTAACATCTACTTTTCCATATGTTTCATATAACTTATATTTTGCTGTTTCAGTTTCGAATACTCCATTTTGACCTACTTCTTTTATTACTATTGGTAAAAGAACCTCATTGAAATATCCTTTACTTCTTTTTATAGCATTTTTTCTTCTCTTTAATCTGGCTATTTCTTTGGATATAATATCTTCTTCAGCAACTACAAGTGCTAATTTCTTATCCATTTCCATAACTATATGGTCTATACCTTTAACCTTCTTCTTTAGCTTTGTTTGTATTACCTGGAGAGCATTATCGCATTCGTTTCTTTCTTGAAGACTTTCTGCGTACTCCTTTCTTATTTCTATATCGATGTATTCGCCTACTAGTTCCTTTGTTGTGCTCATAATTTCTCCATAGGACCGACAGATTCTTGTGTCATTGTATCCAAAAGAGTCTTTTTAGCAAATTTAGCTGCTTCATTATTCATTTTTCGCCATTCTTTCCTATCTGAAATATCTTTATTTACAGCTTCTCTTATATCATAAGCTACCTGAGCTCTTATTGAACGCATTTCTTTTGCTGCTCTTGTTTTCAATAATAGGTAGTCTTCATCTGGCAAATCAATCGTTACTTTCACTAACCCTCCTTAATCTGAATGACGGAAGCCATTCTAGTTTAACATCATTAAACAAATCCCCATCACTATTTTTAAACATTTCTACTGTTTTCTGATTTGAATTTGCCTTACCATTAATGCCTATAACTTTTCTTGAGGCATTTTCTATAGCTCCAGAGCCTTTTCCTGCATAAAGGTCTAAAACTTCATTTCTTGAATAATCTCTTGATACTTGTGATATTTGTATGATTATTATATCAAGGTTCACTGCCATATTACTTAATGAATGCGATATGTATCTAATTTGTTCATATTCGCCCTTATATCCGACAGGAGTGCCTAATAAGTCTATATAATCAATAACAACACAAAGTGGATTTAATTCCCGTATTTTCTCCTTAATTTGTTCTATTGTAGGAGATACAGTTTGAATCATTACATGTTCAAGTTTATCCTTATTATCATTATAGATTTTCTCATAATTACTATCTATTTGTTGCTTTGTTCTATTTGCTACTATTTGCAGGTTTCTTCTATGCATATACCAATCTGATAATTCAAGAGATAAAAATAAAGTTGGAACTTTATCGTCTATTATTTTATCATTTAACATATCATATCCTAATATAAGATTTTGGGCAAAGGTTGTTTTATTACATCCTGTTGGTCCAAATATTGTGACTAATTCACCTGGATATATTGTTATTTCTTTATCAGGAAGTCCTAATAATTTACTCAGCTTTATTACTCTTCCTGTAAAATCAGTTGTCATTCGTTTATGCAGCTCTTCTTGTAATTGATTTGAGTTTTTAACATCCACCAAATAGTCCCTCCTTTTAAAATGTATGCATCTTGTATTGCAATTATCTTTTAAAATTGAATCATTACATCCATATCTATAACCATTATTATATACAGATTCCACTCTTTCCATCAGGAAATCATTTTCTAATGAATCTTTATTCCAATGCATAAGAGCGGCTTTTGTTGCTTCTGACGGTATTCCATTTCTTTTAAAATGGCTTGCTATACGCATAGCTGTCATATTTCTATTGCCTTCTTCTGGTCCTTTATTGTAAAGGGTTTGTACACAAGGAACTATATTTTTAGGTTCTCTTATATTTGTAAATGATTTAAGACTTGGGATATCTTCATTCTTTGTAACGAATGTTAATAGTTGGCCTTTTGATGTTAATTTCTTTGATTTAAATTCTATTCTTGGTGTCTTTGCTAACTCTAATATTCTATCGGCATCAGAATTTAAGAACTCTTCATGCTTTAAAGGTATTTTATATAACCCAGTTTTATTATTTATTGTATGTGACACTCTATATATAGCTGTCCTTGTATAAACTGAAGGGTCTACATCTTTACCTAATAAAGAGTTCATTGTACTTTTCACTACATAAGGTAGGTCTTTAGAGTCTTTAAAACTAAACAACTTTCCTGATAATAAAAGATGATATCCAGAGCCACTAAATAAAGGGAGTATAGCATCATATGGAGCGCCAGCTTTGACTATTTTATAAAAGATATTTCTAGCATTTTTTAATGTTTGATTATTTGAATTATCCTTTTTATCTATATCAACTATAACATTGTCAATATATCTTTGGCCCATATATTTTCTAACACTACCTACTTTCTGCATATGCTCTAAGACATTTTCATCATATAGATAAACACTTCTATATAAAGATTTATTCTCATCCATTGCTTGTTTTAAATAGGATTGCAATTGAGTTATTGGTACAAGCACCCCTCTTGATGAGGGATGCCCATACGCTACTTCTATTAACCTTTCCATTTATAGCTGCTCTGTTATAGCACCTTCTATCTCTACATTCTTTGGTAGAACTCCATTTATTGTTGTTTCATCAGCTTCTTTTATAAAGTTCTTTGATTTTAGGAACTGGATTCTATCTTTCAATACCTCTAAGCCTTTTGCTGTATTAGGTTGAAGAAAGTTATGTATACGACTATACACTTTTCCATCTCCATTCTTTCTTGGAGCTTCTTTATACAGATAGCCTACAAGACTCATTGATGGGTCTTCTATAGGATTAGGAGCGAAGTTATCATTTAGATAACCTGCTATATCTGGGATTATATTTTCTTTTTCATCTACAAATTGACCTTTCAGGTTTAATCCACCTTGAAATCCAATTGCATCAAATAAGTAATATATTCTTTTAAGTAAAGAACTGTCAATTATATTTCCACTATCATCTTTTTCATGCGAGCCAGATACAAATAAATTTCTTGTATACTGACTTCCCTCTACTTTCATTTCTACTTTAAGATATACATCTGCCCAATCGAAGTTATTTGATTTATCTTCAAAGCTTACTATTCCAAGCTCTTTAAATCCTAGAAAACTTCCTCCTCCTGAACCAGATTTTTGTGGTCTAACTATACCTGACATATTTTACTTCTCCTTATAAGTTAAGATTTCATTTAATATTGTTTTATAATCGAATAGCAAGCTTTTTTGAGCTAAAGGCTTTAATCGACTTCCTACAGTTCTTTCATCATAAGATTCAAATGATATTTTATAATCTCCTGATTCTTTATCTACTGTAGAATATCCAATTACATCCGCTTTAGCTGTTATGCTATATGCTAATCCTCTTGGTAATTCAGGGGACAATTGTGCTTTTCCATCTGTTATAGTAGTAGTTTTACTATGACTTATCAACACTAAATTCCCCCCAAGCTGCTTCATTAGTTTTTGGAATCTAACTATGATATCGACATTATTTCTTCTTGCCATACCCCAGTCAGCACCCCATTGTCCTTCACCCATTGCTCTTATATTAAGTTCTCTTGTAACTTTTTCTTCAATCCATCTATTTACCTGGTCAATTGTATCTATTACTATAGTATCATAAGGAACTTTATTCCAATTGGATTTAATCCATTGCAATACTTCACTCATAGAATAAACAGGCATAGGCTTTCCTTTATTATCACCTGAACGATAATAAAATCCTCTTTCTTCTGGAGGAACTATTTCTACCTCCCGTTGACCTTTTTTATTTACTATTTTTCTACCATCTTCACTCATTTTTTCTCTTATAGGTTCATTTAATGATGATACAGTTATAGTGTTTGCATTTTCAACAAAATCACTACCTAAATCAGTATCAATTAGAAGAACGCCTTCACTACCTTTGCTACTCCATTTAGAAGCTGCGGTTGTTTTACCAGTCTTAGGTTGACCAATAAAATAATAGGTAATACCATTAGGCATCTCTTTCCAATCATTCTTTACTTTTCTTATTTGAATGTCCATATTTCTCCTATTTTATAATGTTCTAGAGACAGTAAACCCCTCTTTCCTACAGATAAGGGGAGTTAAACTGATGTTAATATACGAATAATATGGTATTCCTTGCAATACGCAAAATGCCTGATTTATACCAAAACCAGCTACTATATTAGCTGTGAATATAGTATGTTTCATAGTACAAGCTTCGTCTTTTATGGAATTACCATCCATCCAAGTATCCATATAATTATCGCTTTCTTTTGTTGCTGTTATTATTTCCATTCCTAATGCACCCATTCTCATATCTATAAGAAATTCCCTATTGCTTAATGAAGCCCATTTCTCATAAACCTCTTTCCTGGTATCCATATTGTCAGGGCCTAAGAATACTCTAGGGCTTATCTTACTATCTGAATACCATCTAAATGGTTTATGATTTATTTTTTGAGATTTATCTGAAAATGAATTGAATGTTTCCATTGCTACTAAAGATTTATCTTTTCCAAGGTATTTAGGTTGATAAGTTGTAGTTGATAAGTTATGAGGAGCTAATACATCATCATCCCATACCATTACATCTTTCCATCCCATTATTGCTAATAACTGAATAAGAGCAGACCCAATTCCGCCTGCTCCTATTAAAGTTACTTTTCCTTTTAAGTTCTTTTGGTCTATTAAATCTTTATTTCTTAAAAACCTAGAACTATTTATTTCCAACTATTACTCCTTCCCAGCTAACACCTATTTCCTTTAGCCTTTTTTTAGCTTCTATTGTATCTTGAAACCCCATTTCTATATCATCCATTACTTCTTGCCAGGCTTCTATCTTCTCTTCATCCGTCCAAGTTTTTGGGTCTGTTTCATCTAATACCTTTTCTCCCCATCCATTTTGATGATAATTGAATAAATAGGATTGATTGTGGTTTCGATTAAAAGCATTATAATACCCTCTATTATTACTAGCTAATGTTATTGCTTCAGGTTTTGATACTTTTTCTGCTTCTTTTATTTCTCTTAACCATTCTTTTTCTGGTTTAGGAATCTTTACTGCTATATCATCTTCATCAACTTCATATCTATGAATGTTATTGTATTGGTCTTTATAGCTAAATGCAAATGCTTTTAATGCTTTTCCTGACCTTGCTACTACAAGGCTTGGATAAAAGTCTTTATTTGCATTTTCTTCCAGATGCTCTATATCTGTTCCACTAAAGAATGCTCCCATAGTATGGTGTGAATGTATATTTCCTACAACACATTTTTTTAGTTTTGGGTATTTCTTCATGATAATTGGAAAGATTTTACCGAACTGTTCTCCTGACCAATCAGTTGCTGATGCTGTTCCTTTATCTAATAATACAAAATGTTCTAATTTGAACTCTGTTGGAAATCCATCTTCATCCTTTTTGTATGAATACCAACATGGACCACTCCATTCAATATTAAGATAATGGTTGAGCAAATAAGTTATTTTGTTTTCCATCTTCATTGAAATTGATAATTTCATTTTCTATCCTTTGTTTTTCTAAGTTTAAATATTCAAGATATTTTCTTCTTATGTAATATCCTGCTTCTACTAATGTCTCATGGACACCTTTCTGATTTTCAAATCCTTCATTTATTATTCTATCACCTAATTCCTGATATATAGATATACCATTAAATGTTTCAGAATACAATCCTAGACTTCTATGTTCCCATTTTGTCAAATCATCAACAAATGACATTTCTAAGTCCAATATTTCATGTAATCTTTCCATATAAGTATCTAAATATCTAACTCTATCATATGCTCTTAATTTTCTAGTTGTTTCTGAATCAAGATATATAGGATAATCTCTTATATGATAGTATCTTCCATTATGTGCTAAGAACCAGCCACATTTATTTAGTTCAGAATTTGGAATCATTCCTGAAAATTCGCTTAATTTTCTATTTATAAAATAAAAGAAGCATCTTGCGTGTCTTATAAATATAGCAACAGCTCTTTGCTGGCTACATTGATATCTTTCTATTATAGATGCTATTATTTTACTGAATTTTCCCCAATCTCTCGACCCTAATACCAAACTATCCATTCCTGGTACATAAATGTCATTTACTCTAAACATTGTATAGGCTTTAGTAAGTCCCTCCCATACCATTATATCATCAGTACCTGGTATTTCTGCTTCTATTTTAATATAATATGCTATATCATGGTAAGGATTTAATCTATTATAACATTCTAGAAAAGATTTACATTTAGAAACTGCGTCCATTATTGTAAAATTTTCCAGCATATTATTATATTCATCTCTAAAATCTCCTAAACAAGGTCTTCCACCACTTAAATGAGGATGATATCCATGGATTATTTTCTTTCTTCCATAAACAGTAGTTATTGCTTGATTAAAGCTAATACTCCATTTCATAGCCCATACATTTAATTTAAAATGCAATATATAATTACCCATATTAACAACACCTTCATCAGTATTCACTTGAATATCTCTTAAAATCACTTTAAATTCAGGATTTTTTCTTGCAGTAACAAGTAATTCGAAGTTCTTTTCTACTAATTCAGCTTGTAATATGAATAATTCCTTTATTTCTTCCCATTTTGCAATAACTCTTGTTGGATATAGATTAGAATGATTAACATTGCTTTCTACAAGGTTTACTAACTTCTCTACTTTTCTTGTCATATTTTCTCCAAATAATAGAAGGAGTCTCAAAGCAAAATTAAAGACACTGCCATCTTCGATTTGAACTTATCTTGACCCCTTCTAATTTTTAAATACTAACTATTTTCCTGATTTGTGATGAACTCTAGAAAATGTTACAGTATCATTATCTCTTAAAGCTTTTCCTAAATCATCTTCAGGTGCACCATTAATCATTATGGTTACTTCTTTTTTATCAGTTGTAAGATTCTCACCTGATGCTAAATCACCTAAAGTTTCATATTCTACTTTTCTTGGCTTATGACCGTGGTCATAATCATTTAAGAATACGCTTGCTTTATTATTATTTGCCATTTACTTCTCCTTTGTATTTACTATTGAAAGAACATTCTATTTTTGGGCATACACCGCAAACTGATTTACGATATACCTTTGCCCTTTTAGCCATAAAATAGCTGGTTTTAAATACAAACTCACTAATATGGTCTATCTGTGTCTTCTTCACTACTTCTCCATTTTTATAGCTATCTGTATTTACATACATAACATAACTCGGTATCCTTACTAATCCTTTTAGAGATATAGATTCACCGAATATCCTTAATACTTTTTTCTTTGCAAGATAATATATTTTATACCTTTTAGGGCAATCTTGACTAGATAAAGTGGGTTTTATGTATTTTTTTATTTGTAAGACCTTCCATAACTTATCATCATACAATTTACCATGGTTAGTCTCGTCTACTACTTGTGGGTTTACTTGCATTTACTTCTCCTTTTTCACTTAATTATTTGGGAATCTCATGCGCATCTGCCCCAGGCACCGTGGCGAGGACATAATTATAACATTATTGATTCCCAATAAATAAAAAGCTAAGTATCAAGTCGGGAAAGGATACTATAGTCTAGCAAGAAAAACTATAGTTGTTGAACGCATTAACTTCTCCCTGGCTGGCCTCACGGTTACAGCTCTTTACTTAGCTTTTAAATCATAAAAAGAGAGCCTCACATATTCCTTTGCCCTAAAAAAAGGAGTAGTTTTTGAGAGGTACTACTAAAAAGGGACTTACAGGACCAGTTATTGGCTCTCTTTTAATTTATAAAATCTTTTAAATATATGAGAGCCTCACCGATGTCTCTACTATAACCCTTCCACAAGAATAGCATCACTTGGCTTATTGGCTCTCATAAATAATAAGCACTCAGGTCTCGGCTTTGTTGCACAATTGTACTTATAGACACTCCGATATCTATTTATACAACAACTTGGCTACTGAGTGCTTTTAGATTCCTAATTAACCTCTGTTTTGTCAGAACATAACATCTTAAGCCTCTTAATCCAAAAAACTTATGATTCTTCTGTTATATTAGGAAATTTAGTAATAGTTATAATTCCTTCGCTACTACCAGTTGTTCTTTTTCTTCTATCAAGAACATTTACTTTGAATGTTTTATTTTTATCAAATACTTCATCTATTTCATCGCTTTTTGTGTCGTAATAACCATTTCTTTCGCAACAATTACCACATACAGCGTAGCTTCCAAGCATAACTCCTCCCTTGGTATCTGCTCCGCCATTACAAAAATCACAAAATACTTGTGTTCCTATACTTATTTTTTGCATCATTTCATCCATTGATGTCATTTATTATTACCTCCTTTTATTCTCCTTTTTTTGTTTTTATTTCAGTAATATCTTTTATTCTTTCAAATTCATCATATGACAGCTCTCCTTTGTCTAGGTTAATATAAGGCTTTTCATATAATGAACCTCTACCATCTAAAGCTGTTAATAACTTTCTTAACTCTAAAGTCATTGGAACTTCATAGGCTGGTTCGCAATAACTACAAGTATTAGAATTGTTAACATATCTGCATTTAAAATTATATTGATATCCGTCTTTGTCTTTATATCTCATTTTATTATTTGACTATTTTCAATTGTCCATTATCATCTATATAATGGTCTAATTTATTAATTGTAAATCTAAAATAATACTCATTCACATCTTTTCTATCCCAATCTCCTGATAAAGCTGCCTTAGAAGTGTAAAATTTAGGTGTTATTTTATTCCAACATAATGTATCTTGTTCAAATAAATCTTTAAATTTCTTTGTTACTTTTAAAGGACTTATTTCATGATACTTCAAAACATGCCTATATACCTGTCTAAAACCTTTTAATGCCTTTTTATAGCTTGTAAATGTTCCGAAATACATAACATCTCTATCACCCATTATTATATCTTTTTTTGGTTCAAAACTTGAATCTATTCTTTCTACTATTATAGTAAATAATTTCATTATACTCCTTAATATTTTAACTAACAACACTTTTTATATTTCTTATTACTATTACAATAACAAGGTTCGTTTCTACCCATATTCTTTCTTATTTGATACTCATCCCAAGGTATTTCTTTTTTACCTACAAGAGCACATATTTGCAAATCTTTTGTTATTATCATTTTAACATCTGGGACATATTTCCTTATTTTTTTAACTACTGGCCTTTTCATTTATACCTCTCTAATATAGTATCCTGGTGTATCTTGTGTATCTTCTTCTTAAAGGGCTCAAGCACATTACAACTCAAGCCCTTTACTCCACAAGAATAGTTATTACCAATCCATAACTCTAGATTCATACATCATAACCTCTGCTTTGGTATTAACCGACATGGCTCTCTCTTCCTTAGCTCTTTTCTCTGCTGCACTGCGTGATTTATAAGAATAAGCTACATAAGGAGAGCTTTTCTCCCACTTTTGTTCTATTATTACTACGAATGAAAAATCATCCTTATTTGAATTTAATTGACCCATTCCTACTAATAGCAATAGATTAATAAATATAATAATAGAAAGATAAGCTGCTGTTTCATAATCATATGTATTATAAGCAACTATTACGCTTGACAATAATACTAATGTAACACAAGCTATTATAATTCGGAGGCTATTTATCTTCAATTACTTCCCCCTTTTCATTTTGATAGCGAATTGCTTTACCATTTACTATTTTTATATTAGTATAACCCTTCTTTTCAAGACTCTTTCGTAGCTTTTGATTAGCTTTACGAGCAAGTTTCTTCTTCTTGGCTATATCACTTGTTAAAGCAACTTTCTTTTGCTTTCTTGCTTTTGCACTTTTATTTGGCATCTTTGTATTCTCCGTTTATGATAATCCTTTGCCTTTCACCCAATTTCAAGCAATGAGTTATCTGGTTATCTTTATCATCTAAAACTTTCTTCCATACACCAATGCCTGGTATATGTATTATCTTTAATCCATCTGAATCTAATTCTACTGGAAACATAGCTCCATTTATATCTATATATTTCTTATCTACATGATGATGCAACGTATTGTGTGCTAACATATTATAATCTATACTACTTTCTTTTTTCTTGCTCTTTGACATCTTCCTCCTCATAGTTATGTACTATATTAATTGGTTTATTACAAGAACTACATACAAATGGATGCTTTAACCAAACTATATCCTGAGGTCTCATCCATAAACCACAATCATTATTTAAACATAATATCTTCATATCTTATTATTAAGTAACCATTCACAATACTCTATTTCACGAACTTTCTTAGCATATTCTTTATTAACCTTTTCAAAATTAGCTTTATTTAAGCAATGAGAGCAAACATTATCTTTTGGGTCATAACAAGTATCTCTTGGCTTATTACAACACTTACTTAAATAAATTGGTTCAACTTTAGTGAATGGCATTTAATTCTCCTTTTTAGTTATTATAGTTCCATCATTCTTAATCAACTTTATGTTATACCAATACCAATACAGTTGACTTTTACTCATTATACTGGCATCTTTTAGATTAATACTTTTAGCCCATTTAACTAGTTCATACTTATTCCTAGGTGTGTCCATAGATACCTCATTTAATGTGTTATTTTTAAAGAAAGAGGTGACTACAAGATTATAGCCACCTCATTAAATGTGTTATAAAGAACTATCCATAGATAGTCCTTTAGTTGCTATTTCTTACGAGCTCAAGTGAGAAACGAAATCGTCTTCAGACATCGTAGATGCAACATTAATCATAACTCCCGAAGGATACTGAGGAGTTTGTGGCATAAACTTAGCGGATATTCCCGCTATCTCATTACACTTGTTAATGAGTTGTTGTGCCTTATCATTGAAAGCGGTCTCTATTTTGACCCACTTTCCACCATTTGGACCTATTCCACCGTAAGGTGCGACTCCAAATGTTTCTACAATAAATCTATATAATTTCTTCATATTATTTCCTTTATTTATTAGTTAATTAATTTATTTACTACTGTAATCAGAGGGGGCATGCACATCTACAGCCGCAAAATTCAGCAGAAACCTGTACCCATAGACCTGAATTTCAAGGCGGTAGGTGTGTAGCATATCTACCACTCAGATTCTACAGCAATTTTTTAAAATCGGGTTTTTCAACCTAATTCTTCGTAAATTATGGTATGAAAGGGGGGCCTATTATGACAGAATTGAAAATTTCTAAATTTGGAAAATTATCCGAAGTATTGAAAATGGGTCATAAGGCTATATACGACAATAAAAGCCTAGTTTTAATGGGTAAAAAGTACCCTATTACAGAAGATTCTGATGGGATGCGTATTATAGTAGTTGAGGAGGGTGGTATCTTTAAAGAATATCCTGGTAATAAGAGAATGACGAGCTTTACAAGCGAGGAAAGTAATGCTTCATATATTATTTCTTCAAAAAAGACTTGATTTTTAGGGGTAACCTATAATAAATTTCCAATACAGCAGTTGCACTATACACTTGATTATAAAAACAGGATTCAGAGTTAGCTGGTTGCTATTAGCAGTTGCTGTAATTTATAATTATGTCAAATAATATCTATGATATCCAAAAAAAGTATATGAATGAAGATGTTCAAGATGAACATGGGCATAATCATTCTACTCATAGCCATGGAGAGGCTGTTGGTGATTATAAGCAGATAGCTCCGTGGTTTATGGAGGCTTTATATAATACAGGCGCATCTCCAATAAGGGAATTTGCTAAGAGCAAGGGTGTTTCCAGCTCTGATATAGGTGATTATAGTGATTTTGTTGGTAGAGGTGGTGTAGAAGGTAGAGTTCAGAATATACAGCATCAACATTTAGGTGGAGACGCAGGTGGTAGCTATACTCAAGGTAGATTGAGTGGTGGAGACAGGGATGTTATGGTATTAAACCCAAAAAGCTATGAATCTTGGCCAGAAACAGTAGGACATGAGTTTGGACATGGTTTCGCAGGCCATAGACCTGGTGGTCATGCTCTAGGCGAAGAGGGTGGCAAGATACCTGATTTAAATTTATACCAAAAAGCTGATAGATTCTTAAAAGGTTGGTTACCTTCATTTTCTAAGCATGGGGTTAGGCCTTTCCAAAAAGCTAATAAAAGAGAGTTATGGGATGAGGCTGGTTACGACCCTCATTATGGAGAACATCAGTTTGATATGTTGGGTGAGGCGTTTGAAAAAGCTTTGACTCCTATACAAAAGAGAAGGCTGACTACGGGTAATGTCCCTTTAGAGGGTGGCGGTACATATTCTGAAGCTCCCTATGCAGATTTAGCGCAAGGAGATTACCAGGTATACGACAAACTATCCAATAAAGCAGCTGATTTTAGGTCTGCATACGCCAAGGCAAGGGCGGATAATCAAAAAACATTCACATGGGATGATAGGCTTTATTCTTCAGACCTTTAATGTATACTATAACAATTAATCACAGGGATAATCCTGTAACCTATAATATTTTAACATCAGAAGAAGCTCAAGACGAGAAGATTGACTTTAAATACTGGAGAGAAGCTAATTCAGGTGATTATGCTGTATCCGATGATAATATAGTATCAAAACTCATTAAACGCACATCATACAAGAATGGTTCCACTTATTTTAGATTCCCTTGGGGATACTGCATTTGTAAAGATGTAAATAAAAGTTTTAAATTATTAGCTGAAAATAGAGAGTCTAAATATACATTCTCTGGAAAACCCTGGCTAAAGGTTCATAAGAAGCAGCTATTAGGGGATATGGCTATGGTATATGCTCAAGCCAAGGGTTCTAATAGGGTAAAGATGGAACAAGCTATTAATTTAGTTCACGGTGAAGATATAAATGATTCAAATAAAAGGAAATATAAAAGATGGATGAAATCGGAGGTATTTACTGACATGGTAAGAGAGGAACAGCAAAAACTACTTCAAAAGCATGATATGACTGAAGACTTTACTATGGAGCTTTTAAAAAAGGCTATTACCATAGCAGAAGACAAGAAGGATGTATCTAATATGCTAAAAGCAGTAGATAATCTTCAAGAGATGCATGGTATGAAGGATAAATCGACTATTAAGACTACTGAGTCAATCGAAGCGTCAGAAACTCATAAAATGCTAGAATCTTTAGAAGAAGAAGAAAGAAGATTGAATATAACTCAAACAAAAGAGGTGCATGGGATATCAGCGAGTCAAATATCAAAAGAGCTCGAAGAAGCTAAAGAAGCCGAAGCGAGCTAAGCCTAAGAAATACAAACATAAGGATTGGGTAGAATATGAGTATTAATTACGAAGCTAATTACGCAAAAATGCGCACTCTCCGTAAATTAAAGAAAAATATGGCATTATTTGGTAAGATTTGTTTTCCTTCTGCATTTCAAAAGGCTACACCTCCATTTCATAGTCATATCTATAAAGCATTGGTTAATGACAATAAGAAAAGAGTCTTAGTAGCAGCTCCTAGGGGGTCTGCTAAATCAACAGTATCAACTCTTGTATTGCCATTATTTCAAGCTGCTTTTAAAACAGCTAAAGAGGATAAATTTATAGTAATTATATCTGAGTCTCAAGCTCAGTCTATAAACTTTCTATCTCGTATAAAATACCATCTAACATATTCTTCTAATTTCAAGCGTATATTTGGTGATATGGGCCCAACAACTGCCAGGAGATGGACAACAACTGATGTTGTATTGTCAAATGGAACCAGGATAGTTGCTGTTGGTACAGGACAGAGAGTTAGGGGTTTTATTGAGGGAGATACTCGTCCCACTCATATTATTGTAGATGATTTTGAATCAGAGCATAATGCATTGACCTTTGAAGCTAGGAAGAAGAATAGAGATTGGATGACAGAGGCTGTTATACCCTCTTTATCAGATGATGGTAGGATTATAATGATAGGAACTGTAATATCAGAAGACTGCTTTTTATATTGGGCTAAAGATTCCCCAGCTTGGCATACTCTATGGTTTTCTATAATAGATGAAGAAGGGAACCCTATATGGCCTGAAAGATTTCCATTAAGTAGAGTTGAGTCAATAAAACAGGAATATGCTTCAGTCGGTAATTTAACAGGATTCTATCAGGAATATATGAATGTAGCTCAGGCACCAGATGATGCTCCGTTCAAACCTGTGTATATCAAAACTTATGATATGATATACAAAAGGGAAAATGGACAAAATTTTTTGGAAAAAAAGAATGGGGATAAAATTCCGATAGATATTTATTGCGGAATTGACCCCGCATCATCTTTATCTATAAGAGCTGACTTCTTTGTAATAGCTACTATTGGGGTAGATAGCGATAATAATAAATATGTCGTAGATATATTTAGAAAAAGGATAGACCCAGCAATTCAACCAGATAAAATTATTGAAATATATAAAAAATTCAAACCTAGAAGAGTAAGAATAGAGACCGTAGCGTATCAAGAGGCTTTAAGAAGCGCTGTTAGAAAGGCAATGAATGAACAAAATCTATTTATACCTGGTTTAGAAAAGGGAGTGAAACCAAGGACTCGTAAATCAGAAAGATTGATATCATTAGTGCCTATGTTTGCTAAAGGAGAGTTCTTTTTTAGGAAAGAAGATGTAATTGCTCAAGAAGAGTTTTTATCTTATCCAAGAGGTAAGAATGACGATATTATGGATGCTATTTGGACAGCTTTAGAAAATCATCATCCTTGTAGAAAAAAACACTTTATAGATTTAGGAAATAAAATAAAGAAGAAAATTAAAAAACTTGATTGGATGACAATGTAATTCTGTTGTATATTATCCACCAAATATGGCGAAGTATAATAATAACAAGAAAAAAGTAGACGAAACCCACCGACTTTTTGACGAATATTCCGAAAAGAGAAGAGTCTGGGCTGAACACGCCCAAGAAGACCAAGAATTTAGATTAGGCAAGCAATGGACGACTGAACAAAGAAATACATTGGAATCTAGGGGACAAGCTCCAATTGTTGTTAATAGAGTGCATCCTGCTGTTGAAACAGCAAAAGCCTTGTTGACTGCAAATAAACCTGGCTTTAGAGTGTCTCCTAGAGAAGACTCTGATAATAAAGTGGCTCAAGTATTTAATGGTATGCTTGAATATATATGGCATATTTCTGAAGGAACTACTGTTTTGAGACAAATAGTAGATGATTATTATGTATGTGGAGTTGGGTATGGATTAGTCTATCAAAGTCCTATAATGGACGATGGTAAGGGTGAGGTTTGTATAAAGGATATAGACCCACTAGATGTATATATCGACCCAAATTCTAGAAATAGAATGTTTGATGATGCTGAGAATATTATAATATCTAGACTCTTTACGAGAGAACAAGCTAAGAAAATGCATCCAATGTACGAAAAAGCCATTCAAAATGCATCATCTTCACAATTATCTGACAGACCTACTACTGATAGAGCAGATGATGGCGAAACAGCTTTCCCAGAAGAAATCGAAACCAGGGAATCTACTGATTATATAAGAGGATATGAAAGATATTACAAAGAGATTGTAGATAAGTTTAGAGTATTCGAAAAGTTTTCTGGTAAAGAGTATATATTTAGTGACAAACAGTTTGAATCTTATATGAATAGACCTGTTTGGATGATGAATGATAAACCAGTCCTCGAAGAAGAAATAGTTCAGAAAATGACTTCTAGAGGTATGATGGTTCAAGAGTCAAATATGGGAGAGTTACTTCAAAAACAATTAATAGAGGTTGTCCAAGTAAGGATTCCTAGGGTAATACAATGCGTTATTATGGGTGATAAATATTTATATTCAAGAGAATTGCCTGTAGAGCATTACCCTATAATTCCATTTATGAACTTACATACAAGAACTCCTTATCCTATGAGTGATGTTAGATTGGTTAAAGGGCTGCAAGAATATATAAATAAAATAAGGTCACTAGTAATTGCACATGCTACAACATCAACGAATGCAAAGGTTCTTATTCCTGAGGGTTCTGTTGATATGAAAGAATTTGAAGAGAAATGGGCGCAGCCAGGTGTTGGAATTGCTATAGACTTTTCAGAAGGACAACCTGTAACAGTTCAACCCACACCTCTTCCTAACGAATTATATAAGAATGAAGCAGATGCTAAGGCTGATATAGACCATCAACTTGGGTTATATGAATTAATGATGGGTAATTCTGGAGCAGCTCCTCAGACATATAAAGCCACTATTGCTATAGATGAATTTGGACAAAGAAAAATCAAATCCAAACAAGCAGATATTGAAGCTGGTTTAGAGAGGATGGCTATGGTAGCTATTCCTTTAATGCAGCAATTGTATAAAACCGAAAAGGTTATGAGGATTACGAATCCTAATAATTCAATGAGTGAATATGTTATAAATAAAAGATTGTATGATGAAAAAACTGGAGAGATAAAAGTATTCAATGATATCTCTGTTGGTAAGTATGACATAACAGTTGTTACTGGTTCTACATTACCTTCAAATAGATATGCTCAATTAGAATTATATACAGATGCTTATAAGAATGGAATTATAGATAGACAAGAAGTTCTAAAGAAAACAGAGGTTTTCGATATGGAAGGTGTTATGCAGAGAACGGATATTATATCTAAAATGGAAAATCAGATAAAGCAACAACAAGAAGAATTGAAAAAGCTCAGGGGAGACCTTCAAACGAGGGACAGAGAATCTGTCAATTTGCGTAAGAAGGTTGAAGTTGAGAAATTTAAGGCTAATTTAGACCAAGTAAAAAACAAAGCACAGGCCTCAGGCACTGTCTTTGAAAAAAGGTTAAATGATGCCATTGGTAGTATTTCTAAAGAGATACAAGAAAGCAAAAAGGACTCAACCTCTAAAAAGAGCAGTCCTAAAAAGTAAGGGAGTAAACAAAAGTGGAACAAAATATTGATACCCAAAATAATGGCTCAGTAGTTGACCAAGTATTTGAAAACCCAGTAAGCCAAGATGTTGAGACACCTCAGCAAGAGGCTCCTTCTATGTCACCAGCAGATGCTTTTAAGCCTACTGCTCCGACTCCAGAAGGAACACCCTCTCAAGTTGCAGAGCCTCAACCAGGGCAGGAGGCAACACCTCCTAAAAATAATGACGAGGTTCGTTATGAGTATTGGCAATCTCAAGCGGCTAAGGCAAATAATCAATTAAAGGAATACGAACAAATAGCTCCACTTGTGGACTATATAAAAGCTAATCCTTATGTGATTCAAAATGTCGAGCAAGGAATTATGAATAATCAAGGGCAACCTGAAGAAGTTATAAAAGAAGACTTTCCAGAAGCTCCTGTTAAGCCAGAAAGACCTCGCAATTTTAGTCGTGAAGAAGCCATATCAGATACAACTAGTGACTCTGCTAGATATATGGATGAAATGGATGAATGGAGAGATAAGACTGATGAATATAATAGATTATTCACTCAGTATCAAACAGCAAAGATAGAGGAAAGCTTTAAAGCTCAAAGAGAAAGAGAAGCTAATGCTGAACAAGCTAGAATACAGCAAGCATCTCAAGCTCAACAAGCTAGTGAAATCCAAAAATATGCTGTTGCAAATTTCGGAGCTGATGAAAATCTAGCCGCTGAATTTGTTAAGGAAATGTCTGCTCCTGAGTCTGTATCTATGGATAATTTGTGGCAATTGTTTTTAATGAAAAAAGGGATAAATCAGTCACCAGGACAAGCTCCTGTAGCTGAACCTTCTCCTCAATTTCAGCAAACACAAGCTGCTCAGCAAATCCCTAATTCAATGGGGGTTATGCCTGCAGCTGCTGCACCACAGCAAAGAACTGATTCTGATAGTATAATGGACGATTTAGTTAGCGATTACAATTCCAAGAATCCTTGGAGTTAATAAAAAAAATAGATAGGAGAAATTGAAATGGCAACAACAAGTCAAGATAAATTTAATCCTTCTTTTGGCACTGGTGTTCAAGGGATAAGCATTGATAATAACCGAAGAACTTTTAACTTCGGAGAGAGGGTAGCTGAGTTAGCTCCGCAACAATCTCCATTTTTTGTTTACCTTTCTAAAGTTGCTAAAAAGCCTACTAATGACCCTGTATTCAAATTTATGGAACAGAGACATCAATGGCAAAGAAGGAATTTTAATGTAGATACTAATTTGGACGACCTAGGTAAAACCGCAGGTGCAGCATTTGGCTCAAACAATGACCTCGTTTTATCATGTGGTTATAATTCACAAGGTATAACAGAGGCAAGCCAACCTTGTAATTTTATTGTAGGTGGTCAAACATTAGCAATTAAAACAAGTGAAGGTGTTGTAGTAGTAAAAATAAAAGCTTCAGCAAAGATTGGTAGCTCAGCTGGTACTGAAGGTGAGATAGTTCATGGTGCTAGCTCAACAACTATTGCTGGTGAAGATATTATAGTAGTCGGTAAGGATATGACAGGTACTGAGGATATACAAACAAACGCTGCTGGTCAAGTAATTGGCACAGCATGGGCTGAAGGCTCTACTGCTCCTCAGGGATGGGAAGATGCTTTATTTGATAGAGAAGGATATTGTCAGATTTTTAAAACTGCAATGAATCTTTTCTCAAATACTGCTAGAGCTACTGTCTATCGTGGAAAAGCTGATGAATATAAAAGAGTATGGACTGAAAAGCTTATGGAACATAAAATGGACCTAGAGCAAGGGTTCTTATTTGGCCGAGGAGTAGCTGGACATAGTACTGAAGGTGATACTGGTGCTACTAGTGAAACAGGTGGAAATGCTCGTTATACTCATGGTATTGTTCCTTATACTGAAGTCAATGGTAAAGTATACGATATGTCATACGCTTCGTCAGGATACGATGCTTTCTTAGATGCAATGGAAGATTATTTTGCACCTGAAGGTGGAAATTCTGGTAATAAATTAGTATTAGCTTCAAGAAAAGTTATCACTTACCTAAATAAATTAGGTTCTGGTAGTTTTATGAACAATTCTGTGGGTTCTTCACAGTATCGTTTAGATGTTGCTAATATTCCAGGCCAATTTGGTCACAATGTAACTAAGATAAATACTATCTATGGTAACTTGCATTTTGTTGCTGAGCCTTTATTAAGAGGTCCTTGGGAAGATTATGCTGTATGTGTAGATATGAAAAATGTTGCATATAGACCGTTGGTTGGAAATGGCGTTAATCGTGACACCTTCGTAGAAACTAATATTCAAGCTAATGACGAAGATGGAAGAAGAGACCAAATAATCACTGAAGCAGGGTTAGAGATTTCATTACCTGAAACTCACGCTGTGATGAAGTGGTCTTAAGGAGGTAGACGATGGCGAATGTCGGTCAAAATAAAATAAACTTTAGGAATCAGCAGGACCCTTCTGCTAAATTTATCAGTCGTGATATGATGGATGGCTGGGAAATTTCAGATATAGATGCAGAGGGATGGCATCAAGTAAATGCCAGTACTGACAAAATAATACAAGAAGTTACTGAAGATGTTGGAAATGGAGAAACCTTAGAACTTTTTACTACTGCATTAGCTGTAAAAGGCAAAGATATAGTAGGAAGTATCCTAAAATATGGTGCTTCAGGAGACGCTCAGATTGTAACTACTTGGCAATATTTTGATTCTAAAGATACTACTTTTGATGGGACAGGAGCTCAAACTGGTGGAGAATGGGTCGATTTTGGGACTGAGAGCGCAAGTTCAACTCCCCAAACTATTGATGCTGGCGACACTAAGTTTGCTGATATTGTTAGAACAGGTAGTAAACTAAGATTAAAGCTTACTATTACAGATTCGGGTGGTAATGGAGTAACAGCAAGTATTCAAAATGATGCTATTGCTTCTTTGAATAATAATGTGTCTACTTACATTAGATTTCCTAAGGATATGTATGGTGCTATTAATGATACCTTAGAGAACCCTATAACAATAACAAGGCCTGACCCGTCTTAATTTGTGGATGTGGTGTGATGAATGAATGTTGGGGGGCTTCGGCCTCCCAATATTATAAAGTGAGGTAAGAAATGTCAAAAATCGGATTTAATAAAAGATTAAAAATAAGTTTAGTTTCTGGGGGTACTTCTGGTCAAGCTCTTACTCCTGGAGTAGGAAAAATAACAATCAAGCCTTCAAATGCAGTATATTTTGAATTTAATAATAGTACAGCAGACCCAATCAATGCACACTCTCTATCTTTGCCTGCTGGAGCAGTTGTAACAATGGATGTTCCTGTTTTGAAATTTAAAACATTGCAAAAAAAGGTAAATGGGATAAATGATAGT